GCAGCTGTTAAAGGCTTCAATAGTTGCAACTAACTTGTGGATGATTCCTAAATTTTAACATTATTTTGTCAGCCAAAAATCAAGGAAATCCAGAAAAAAAGTGGCAACCAGAAAAATTCTCGCATTTTCTAGTTACCACTTAAATTTTAATTTTGCACAAATATATCTATAGAGTAAAGTTCTGAATGATTCAAAATTCACAATTTATTTAACTCTTCTTTCTTACGTGTTCCATATCTTCTGTGAGATGATTTCTCTAAACGTTCCGTCCTCTTCATTTGGGACTTGGAAAGTTTCTTCTTTCTCTGGTAATTATCAGTCGTTGTTCCCATTCGCGCCCTCCTTGTTAATCTTCTGGTTTCTAGTTTCAAAGTTTATAATTTCTGTATCTGTTTCCAGCTCTTCCGGGATTATTCCCACAATGATAACTCGCAGTGGCTTCAATCTGCGTTCCATTTCCTTGAAACCAACGCAAAATTCCAACCGTGCTGCCTTGCTCTTTACTCTTCCATTGGTGCAACATGCAACTGTGCTTCCCTCCGGCAGTCCATCAAAGCACCAGTCCAAACAGTATTCTGGTAATATGCTTACGTTCGGAATTACTGAAATATCATTCAAGATCATATAATGTGCCAACGCATGATTGCGGTATTTGTTCCACAAGCACATAGCCAACGGCATTCCATTCTTTCCAACCGATATGCTGAAATCTGGCATAATGACTGCATGAAAACATTTTAAATGCTCCATGTACTTGTCTGGCTGATTCCATAATCTTTGAAACTGTACATCGTCCACATAGAAATTTACATCCAGTTCCCGGTGGTTCTTAATCTTCCGGCTAAAGCTCTCCGCAAAGTCTACAGTATCTTTTCCAGGATGGATAAAAGTCTTTGGAATTTTCGGGATTTCGTACTTGCCATCGAGGTCTGCATCCGTGATTAAAAACTCTTTCATTACGTCATAAGCTGTATGTATCATTGATTCCACTCCCATTTTTTCTCTTATAGTGCTAAAAGGTACTTATATTTGAAAAATACCATATCTTGTGTCTTAATGCAAGTTTTCCTACTAAATATCTTGTGTTGTTCTGAATGTAGAGTTAAAATCATATCGTCAGAACGGCGCAAGGGAAACCCCCATTTTTCAAGGCTTCCAGACCTCAATTGAAATGTTAGTGTTGCACATGTAGCCGCCAACGGTTCCACGGTAATTTTTTCAAAAAGTTCATTGACAATCTGCCTGTTAATGTCTTTTGGAGTAACGCCTTTGAACTTTTCTAACTGTTCTTTAATAGCACTTAATTGTATTTCTACTGGCTCTGGACTTTTTGTATTTTGGATTTCTAGAATATGGCTCTCAATCTGCTTTATCTGCTTCACGTATTCTTTATTTCTTGAAATAAATTCATCATCAGATATTTTTCCATCCAGATTATATTCCAGTATTTTTTCACGTTTTTGTTTTAACAGATCAATCTGTTTTTCAAGTCGTGAGATTTCGTTTTTATTGTCTGGAATGTTTTTGATCGAGGACTGCAAAATTTCAAAATATTCCTCCAAAATGCTATCAATGTTTTCAGAAGATTTATTTATTAATTCTGCGATTACTTCTTTCAGTTCTGATTCTGCCAGTCCAAATGAATCACATGAAGCTGCTCCGTTTTTTATCTTATAACTGCATACCCATCGAACATCTTCTTTTCCTCGAATATAATGCTGCTTCATCCAGTATGGAGCTCCGTCATTTGCGCAGAAAAGTTTTCCAGTGAAAATATTTTCGTTTTTAAAAGAGGTTCTTCTTGATTTTATAGCTTCTCCACGCTCTCTTAAATATGCGTTTGCCTTTTCCCAGGTAGTTTCATCAATGATCTGCGGTACTCTGGAACCATCATCCTTAAACATTATCCATTCTGACTGCGGAAGAAATTCTTGTTTCTTGGTGAACATATCGACAACCTTTACTTTTCCTCCACAATAGTATCCTTTGTATTTTGGATTCCGAATAATATTTTTTATGACATCTCTACTGATCTTACCGCCTTTGAAACTTCTATATCCCATATTCCATAGTTTTTTTTCGATTCTTGGTGTAGACATTCCAGAAGCATAGTCTCGAAAGACCATTCGAACCATATCTGCTTCTTCCGGGATTAGCTCAAGTTTTCCTTGATGATTTGAGTATCCATACATTCTGTGCCCAAGTACAACACCGTTTTTAATTGACTGTGCATGGCCAAATTTTATTCTTGAAGATAATTTTCTGATTTCGTCCTGTGCTACTCCAGCCATAATTGTTAGCCTAAGTTCACTATCTTCATCAATGGTATTAATTCCATCATTTTGGAACCACACGCATACGCCGTAAGATAACAATTCCCTGGTATATTGGATGCTGTCAAGAGTATTTCGTGCAAATCTTGAAATTTCTTTCGTAATAATCATGTCAATTTTTCCGAGCTTTGCATCTCTGAGCATTTTTTGAAATTCTTCTCTTTTATCCGCATGTATTCCAGAAATACCATCATCAATGTAAGAACCAGCAAACTTCCATCTGTTGTTAGAATGTATCAGCTCTTCAAAATGTTCCTCCTGGTGCTTAATGGATGCTTGCTGTTCAACTTTTTCAGTAGAAACCCTGGCATAATAAGCAACATTTAGTTCAATGTCGTAAATAGAGCAATTTCTTAATTTTTCTCTGACATAATAAATATTCATAGTGCATTTCTCCCTTAATAAACAGGGAGTGGAATCATATAAAGTATAACACCTCATATAAATCCACTCAATACATTGTCGTTACTTTCTAATGCTGATTTCAGCTTTAATTTTATCTCTTGTTTTCTCATCTATCAGACCAAGTGAGAACATTCTTTCGTTTATGGCATACAATATAGCTTTTTCCATTAATTGTCCCTCCATATAATTATCTCGTTTTAAGCGCTGTTTTTCTTTATCTTTTGTATGCCCTATAATTTCTACCATTATTCTCTTTTGAACGATTCTGCACTATTTTAAGTACACAATTATCACGTTTCACAACAAATCAAAGATATTTACTTGTCCATCAATCTGAGATTCTTCCAGGTTGTAAAATTTACAGGCTATATAATCTGGGTTCCAATCAATTTCCAGATCATATTGCAAGCACTGCGGATGCTTACCACCACGGAAGAATCTGCATTCCGAACAGGTATGCTGATAAGCTGTACCGCCAGATCGCTTATACATTTCGCTTATCTTCCTCATAGAATCACTCGCTTTACTCTTGACTTTCCTCTTGCTTTCTTCTTGAAGATACCATTTTTAACACAATCCCTCGGATCACATCCTCTGCTATGTTCTTCGATCAAGATATAATCACAGGTTGCATTTGTACTCCATGCATTTTCGCTCTTGCTGTAATAGTCGCATTTTGAGCATTGTCTCCGCTTTAAGCCTATAATTTCAGTGCTTTTTAATTCTCTCCATGGTTTTCTATCTGGCAATTTTCCGCACCTCCCAATCTGGCAGTATCTATAATTTTTAAAAGGTCTGGACTTAGTTTTCTTCGTTCTTGTTCTCTTTGCACTTCTGCCCGGTAAGTCCTTTGAAAATTTGATTGAACTACACTCCACCATGTGCCATCCACATTTTCAGATACCGCCCATTCTCTAAGTTGTGCCGGGCTTGATACTGCTTTCTGAATGATTTTTGGAAGCTTATCAAACTCTGTTTCTGCATTATATGTAGAATTCTGAATGGCTCTGCATACCTTTTCCCATGCTTCTGTTTCATTCAGTTCTTCCTTCTGCGATGCAACGCTTTGTGCACATTGCCGTAGTGCTGCTATTGATGGCTCTTTCCATTCAGTCTGCATATATTTCTTTAATCCGAAACTTAAAAGCTTGTAATCTAAGTCTTTCAAAAGTCCATACCAAGTATCAAAAGCATATTGATCTGGCAGAAATGCTGGGGAAGTGTACACAGCTTTCATTGCTTTTACGAGTACCGCCCATTCTTCTCTTGTCATACCCAATTATCCACCTCGCTTACCCTGTTTTGGATTTTCTCCATGTAGCTTTGAGGCTTGTTACCGGATTTATCAAGATAGTTCCCTTCAAATACCTTTGCAAAGTTACCTGGCTTTAAGAACCAATCGAAAGTTATCATCCAACCTTCTTTGTTCTGTCCTTGTAAGAAACTGCTATGGCGAATGTTCTCAATGGCTTCTAAGATATCGTCCATATGGTTCTGACGGATTCTGGCTTTTACTGCTTGTTCTCGTTTTGATGTCATTCTTTTTACAGGATTAATACCAAATTCTTCCAGGCTGTTCCATTCGGTGATGATTCGTTGGACGTCAGTCTGACGAATAGTATCTTTAGATACTATTAAATCATTCTCTTCTTCTATTTCTTTTTCTTTATTATCTAATTCTTTATTATCTAGTTCTTTATTATATACTTCTGCCGAGCTAACGTTAGTTTTACTGTTAACTTTACCGTAAAGTTTACTGTTAGTTTTACACTCTATTTTGTCTTTCTGCTTTTTTCGATATTCTTGCATATAATTTCGCATATATTGGCTTTTTTGCTCAATTTTATCGAGATTTTGATATTTTCCCCAGTTCGGAATTGTGTAAACGCCGGAAACAATTTCGATCATTCCGTAGTTCTCAAATGTTTTTAACGCTAATCGAACTGTGTTAATATCTCTCCTGAATACTGTCGCTAACATTTCATCAGTATATGCAATCTTATCGTTTAGGATAAAAACACCGCTGTTGTTATTTTTTCCGGCTAAGCACAACAATTTAAACCAGATTACGATAATGCTATCCGCACTTGGCAAATTTTCAATTAGCATTATTTTTTCATCATCAAAAATGTCTGAACATATTTTTATCCATTTTACATCGCTTGCCAATTTTGAAATTCCTTTCTCCAATCTCTGGATTTTTCAAAAGTGTTTATTTTAATCTAACTTCAATTCCATTAATTTTCAGCTCTCCATTTACCGGAATTACAAGAAATGGAACGCCGTTTATTTCTTTCAGTTCAAGTAGAGCAATTTTATCTGGCTGGATGCAGATTGTTGCATCTGGTGTTGCAATTTTTGCAGTTTTTGAATTGTGGATATTATCAAGAGCAACAGGCTCATTGCTGAAATACATTTCCCAGTTTTCTTTGAAATCTGATAATTTCTCGTCTGAAATTCCGCAATATCCAAAAATCTGTTCCATTTCATCACATGATACAGTTATCATCTCCGGGCTGTCTTTCTTCTGTTCTCTTACTTCCTGTAATGATTCAATCAGACTTTCCGTGAAATTGAATGTTGTATTTCCTTCGAAATTGTCCATGATAAAATCTGAAAAGACATTGATCTCATTGCCGGGTATACGTGGAATTGGTGTGCCAAGAACATTTTCGATGAAGTCTTGATGAATATTCTTTATGTTTTTGTTGAAATACAAAGTTCCATGAATATCAGTGCTTCTGTCATTGAATACAGGGAATAAGAATCCTGTTTCTGGTCTTGAGACTACCCAATCACGAATTCTGTCTTTGATGTTATTTTCAGCCACATCATAGCTAAGCCCAGCCTTTGAAAGATTTACCGGACAAATGCTGCACAGAATGTGTTCATAAATTTCTTCTGATGCATCGTGCATTTCGGTTCCATCAGAAGCTTTTCCGGGAATGTCATATACTGCATGAATGAGAACTATGTAGTAATTTTCGTTATAATCGTAATTTTCAATCACTTTGTCGTAGAACTCGTCCAAAAGCTCATCATCTTTAAGTTTACTTGCTCTGATCCGCATAAGAAATTCCTGTGTTCCACCCTCTTTTTCCTGTGCTAATGGAAAATCAAAGTTCATAAGGTTCTTTCCAAGTCTGCCAGACATGGTTTTCTTGAAAATGTCAAAATACTTAAACATTTCTTCCTCTGGAAGGGAAAGGAAAGCTTCTTTAATTTTGGTTTTCTTATTTTTTTCTGCATCCACATAGCAACCACAAATGCGTGTAATAGAACAATTTGCCGGTGTAAACTGTTTCTTGATCTCTGCGATTTCTTTCTTATTCATGATTAATCCTCCCATTTTAATTTTTGTCAAATAAATCAAATTATATGAGTTTTATGTGCTATTTCTTGATTACCTTCATGTTTTTATTCCAACTTCCAGAAATTGTTCCGTCTGGGTGAATTATAAATTCTCTACAAACACTATTATCTTCCGCTTTCTCTATTTCGCTAAGCATTTTCATGTTCGAATAGCTAAAGGTGATTAAAGTATCTTTGTATTTCCATATTTCATACACATAATAATCTTGAATTGTTTGCTCGATAAATTCAAAATGATTGTATGCGTATTCAAGTATTTTGTTATATAATTCTTCTTTTTCATCGTATTTAATTCCGATTTTTTCACTTAGCTTCATAAGTTTTCTGAATGATAAATCATCTGCAAAAGAGTATGCATCAATCATATTTAATACATCTTCGATTGTGTTCGCGTCGCACAATACGCATTGTAATCTCATTTTGGTCTTTAATAATTTGCCTTTAATACGTTCCAGATCAACCAAAGATGGCATACATTTTCCAAAAATTTCATTATTTTTCTTATCGGAAATAGCATGTCTGCTAATGTCTACAAAATCAAACAGTCCATCAATTTCTTTAATATGATTTTCTAAGTATTTCCCATTTGTATTAATCGTCAAAAATTTAATATCGTGTTTTCCTAAAACTTCACACAATTTAGTAAATTTTTCAAATAGCAGTGGCTCTCCACCTGTTACAGATACGGAATACAATATTCCTTCTTTTTCCATTTCTGAAAGCATTTCATCAACTTGTATTATAAAATACTCTGCATTCTCGCAACGTTCTGCGTTTTGTTCGACACAGAATGAACATTTGGCATTGCACTTATCTGTTATTTTCAAATGCAAGTGCCATAACCATTCGTTCTTTTCTACTAAAATCCGATGACCAAATAAGTTGACTTCCATCTTGCCATCATAATTTATTGGTAATCTTTCGACATTGCACTTGTGAATGTAATCTCTTATGCTTTTATTTTGTACAAACATTAATATCACCAATCCTTTCTGCTTCTCTCGCCTGTTTCTTCTCAATCCACTTATTAATTTTATCTTCGGAAATCATATACATTTGCTTTAACATTTCGATGCAGATCAACACATCTGCAATTTCTTCTATCATGTTATCACGGTTGATTTTTCCACGTTTTGCCTTACTGATTGCTTGGATAAGTTCTGCGCATTCTTCCATGCAGACTGTGCTTTGATTATTTTTTCCATAGTGCTGAATGCTATCTGCGATAATGCCTTTATCAATCTTTATCCCTGTGATTAATCCGGCAAGAGCCTTTGCACCGGAATCACACGCCCATGCTTCTTTTAGATATTTCTTCTGCCATTCATCTTTGATTTCTGAATCTCCCAAGAAACATAAATGCTGATCTCTCATATCAGATAAGATATCTTTTGCCTCTTTATTGTCCACTTTTTCACCTTCCATCCCATAATTTTCCACAAATAATACATTTGTACACCCATCCTCTTCTGTGATGATTGTATATAATCCATTGATGTCTGTGCAATAATATTATTCCTCCCTTACCATCTTCAATTTAATTCCAGGAACACTAGGATAGCTAATTCCAAATTCTTCTTTTCCATCCATCTGATTTAAGAACCATTCAAACACGGCACCTATTGCCATATCGGTTACGTCTTTTTTTTCACCTACCCATAAACCTTTTTCTTCGTTTACATTTCCATAGTAGATGGTATTTGTAATAGGGCTAACACCCATTGCTTTGATAGTTTTACTTGCCATTCTGTATCTCCTTCAACTGTTTTACTGCTTTTCTATAATCCCTGTTCGCAGACCGGAACATCATCAAGAGTATTTCAGATACAGGCCTTGTCCGATTTCTTCGCTTTGCTTTTTTGATGCATGTAAGATCATTTGCTTCTGGTACATATATTCCTACATAATGTGGAATTTCAAGGGATACCGCAGCGCATACATCTGCCGGCATAACTAGATAGTTATAATCGCCAACAAAATTCAGCCCATGACCAGAGCGAAAATCTTCAGCTGATGATTTAACCTCATAACAATAGCAGTCACCTTTTTCTATCCCGGACACGCTATTATTCACCGGCACGAACCGCATATAATCCACCCTTACCGCATGATCTGTCGAATAATCGAATGTCACTTCCTTAGCCCAATAAATACGTGGATCATTGTGAGGATTGATTTTCTTTTCGATCATTGCTGATAGTTTTGCTGTAATCTCAGGTCTTGTCATTTTGAATCTCCTCCAGCTTCTTCTCAGCTTCCTCACGTGTGAGAAATACTATTTTTCCAATATCTTCTAAACGGTAGCAACTTTCTCCCATATCTTCTTTGCCTATTGCGTCAAACCTTACAGCACGTTCATTTTTGTAACAGAGAAAATGAATTTCTGAAACAGTCATCGGAATAATCGGTTGCTTGGCTCCGGCATTCACTCTATAAACCGTGTCTCCAACCTTACACGGTAATCTCACAAGCAAGCCCTGTTCTTCTAAGTCTTCAAGTTCTGCCAATCTATTAATCATTTTTTTCATTGTATTGCAATCTCCTGTCCCTTTTGAGCAATTATCGCAATATGAACTGCACATAATGCTTCGGCGTTCGTTATATGTGATTCTTGAAAAATCTCTTTTTGTTAATCTCTCCATCTACTTCACCTCTTCCATCTGACTTTCTATAGTATCTGCAAGTAACTTCAAGGACTTAATAAGCGAGTCATTCAATGTTCTGTCTGGGTTTTTAGCAAATGCTCTGACAAGGCTTATAGCATCTTTGAACTTCTTCTCATATTCAGTTACGTCTGATGCTTCTACTAATTCATATCCAGGCATAAGACTGGCATTTCTTGCTATTTCTTTATTGCTATAGAACTTTAATATATCCGGGATCTGCTGTTCTTCAAAGGGATATGGATACGCTTCTTTTCCGCCGTACCATCTATATCCTTGTTGCTTTGCTGCTTTCAAAATATTTTCATACTCTTCATGCGTTCTGATTAATACGCATTTATTCGCTAGATTAATCATCTACTTCACCTCTCCTACAATCTCATCAATACACTGATTCCAGCCCTCTGCAAAGCCAGCATCAGACGTATTAGCCGGATAATCTCCATTGTCTTTTTCTGGCAAATCCATAAGCGGACACCAATCAGGTCTTGATTTGCTTTCACAATCATAATGTTCTTCTGTCATCAGAATTACATCATAATCTAAACAGTCAGCTAATTCACAATGTCCATCATATTCAGGATTTCCACAATATTCAGTTCCAAACGGACAGTCATAACAATTTTCTGGTGTATCAATCACTAATACTGATTTGCTCATTCAACTCCACCACCTTTCACGATTTCTATCGCCCTGCTCAACCCAGCATTGTATCCTTGATGTACATCAGATAAGATACATTCCGATTCAATGAATTTATCTCTTTTCAACTCACCAACAACCTTGTCCACATCAAAAGCTGTCGGCTGCTCGTCCACAATATGTATATATCTGTCTATAATATTCTGTATTGGTTCTCCTAAAATATTTTGAAGCAGTATATCTTTTTTTAATTTATCTGCGTCGATTAACCGCATTCCTTAATCCTCCTTATACGGTTCTGGAAGTGGTCGCCATGCCGTAATCTCAATCCAATCATAACCGCTATCAAGATAATATCCATCACAATCAATAAAGCTTGTATCTTGCCATGTTGTTCCTCCGTTAGTAACCAATATTTCTTGTCCGTCATCTGGCATTTTGCAGTCAAGCATATATTGTATGTCTTTTAAAAGGAATTCTTCTGTGCGTTCTTTTTCTGATATCTGATGATATTTTACTGAAATCCAGCCATCATCTTCATCCTGTTGAATCATATCGAAATATTCGTTTTTCCATGCGATAACATTCTCAAGCGAATATGAGCTATATCCAACATTGAAATAATTATTTCCGAGTTTCTTATATTTCAGCGAATAATAAGGCTTTCCACCAATTACCCGGACAACAATATCAAGGTTTGTAACTTTGTTTTTCATTTATTATCATTCTCCTTATATGGATTCGGGAATGATTGCCAAGCAATAACAATACCGTTAAAAGTTGGGTGTGATAATTTCCATTCTCCGTCTTTTGTATATGCTGTTTCCGTCAAAATAGTTCCATCTGCATACTTTACTGTAACTATGACTTCGTACGATGTTCTCTCAAACATTGATTCAGACCATTTATTTGTACCTTTGAATTTTGCAAATATAGAATCATGTTCTTCCGGAAGCCTTTCTGTGACCGGAATCCAGCTAGTAGATTTTAAATGCTCAATAGTTTTATCCTGTTCCTCTTTCGATTCGCAATGTATTACAATGTCATAAGTATCATCATATACACTAAATGCTCCGTCTTCGTTCTGAATAAATGTCATTAAATCGCTCATACTTCCACCTCACTATCCTCTGGCATCTGATAATCAATATGTCCATTTACATAGGCTTCCTGAATCATATCCAGCACTTTTATGGCTTTTTCTTTTGTGGAATATCTTCCGACCATGAGTGAGCCTGTGCCATCTTCGACATAGATATCCTCACTATCCTTTTCAGGAAACGCTGATACTGTGCAAATATTGTCGAAATTTACAATCATTCTTTTATCCTGACTTCTGATTAACATTTTGCGTCCTCCTTATCTTTCTCGCAGAATCCTCTGTGTTCATGCACTGAATACTCGATTCCGCAACTCTGTTTCATGTATGTGAGTTTTTCTCCTGTCAGTTCGCATTTATGTTTTCTTTCGTTCAGATGCTTACAGGTCCCGTCACAGTAGCTCATTTTTCGCCCTCCTTATTCGATAAAATTTGTTCCGCACTGGCAATGATAACTAATGTGTCCGTTATACTTACTTACATTTGCCATTACCTTTCTACCGCATGAAAAACACGTTACCTCTTTTGTCAGCGGCTTTTCGTATTCTTCTACTTCTTTATCTTGAATAAACCTCTGACCGCACCAGTGGCACTGCTTAGTGCTGTACGGCATCTCTCCACAAATAGGACATTCTGGAATTATTCCGTAACCATCATTTATGATTGGGAGTTTTATCGGCTCTCGCTTTGAATAGATATTCCAGAGTTCTTTTCTGCGGTTTTCTCCGTCTTGCTCTATTAAAGCCTTGTACTTCTCTTCCTCTTCTTTGTCCCAGTAAATGACACAGGCTTTGTCTTCTGGTGAAATGTCTTTGGTGTACGGCTGTGTCGTGCAATGATAGCCTGTTTCGCCCTTCCTTTTTCTTGACTGACATCTCATGCAGCCACCGCATTTTTTATCCATCAATTCTTCTGGATAAATGCTTGTGCTGGAACGCCTTTCTCTTACTGGCATTCCGTCGTTGAATTTAATTTCACTCATTATTTACCCTCCTTTTTCAACATCGGAAACAACCATCCGGTCTTTTCGTTTGATGCAATCCAATCAAAATTTAGCTCTGATAATTGGTACTCTTTATTGCATCTTTCACAGGTGAATCCTTTCGTTTTACTGTATTGCCCTATAATTCCACCGCATCCACATCTACAGTGTTTATAATCTATTTCCATCCTCACTTACGCTCCAAATCTTCTGACCAATTCTTTATTCAAAACTGGAATCCGTACATCTGTTTCAGATTCCAACTCTTCAACCATGCTCATAAAACTTCTTTCTCCACGGTTCGCTTGTCCCACAAACTCATTTGCACAATTGATTACGTCTAAAAGCCTTTTGGTTGAAAATCCATGCAGTTTTCTTAATGCCAGCATCATAGTTACGGAATTGATTGTATTCGCCCAGTCATCACCAGTATTGAAGCCATCGTTATAGGCTTGATCTTGCATGACTTCCAGCTCTTTACGTGAATTCTGCATGGCTCTGGCGAATGCCTGTGACATTTGGTTATCGCATTCCAACACCCTATTTTTCTTTGGTGCTTTCATCTTTAATTTGCTTCCCATATTTTTTCCTTTCGTATCTGTATTCCGTCAAACGGTATGCTCTTGATACTCCCGGATGTTCTGTGGCAATCAGAGAATCCATCTCCAATTGCCGCATATGTCTCTGGACGGTACACTTTGTAAGGTCTGTTCCATCCATAATTTCTTCATAAGAAGGCATATATCCGTGTTTCTCAAAATACTTGACAAGAAATCTGTAAATATCATTTCTGGAAGATTGCCCCTCATTATATTTCCTCTGGCGGTAATTCATACGCAAAACGGCTCTTCTTCCGCAGTATTACTTTTTTCTGCACGCATTTTATTTAATCTTTCCGCAGCTTTCTTTTTCGCTTCATCGGAATATTTCCTTGGTGGATTGATTTTAATGTAGGAATACGGTAAGTGGGCGAAAATAGATCCATCATTATTTCTGGCAAGAATTTTCACATCGTCTGGAAATTCCTTTTCTAATTCCTCACATCTATTCTTCCAGGTGCTCCCATTCTTAGCAGTAAGCCCTACATAATCTCTTCCGGGAATCCACTCAATTACGCATTCGTTTGTGTTTTCTGACACAAAACTCACCTCTATTCATTTTTTTATTTTTTATCTTTGGAATTTAGCCAGTAGAACTACTGGTGTGTTAGAATCAGTGATAGTTTTCTTCATTGAGTAAGTCGTTGAATTTTTCCAACGCCTTAATAGATACTTTGTTATTTGCTTTTTCTGGTCTGATTGATACGTTTAAGTGAGTATCAATAATGTGCTTCAACTCTCTTGCAAGTGTTTTCTTGCCTTGTTGAAGTCCATCTCTATAACCTTTTGCTGGGCGAAATTCATTTATTTTTTCTTTTCCTTCTCCTTGGCTCCCAGAGGTTTTATTGTATCTGCATTGATATCCTTTTTTGGTATACTCTAATATCCAGAACTGTTCCATTTTATCAAGCTGTTCGACAGGATAATGGATAAAATTTATTTTCCACCCAAAAGGATTTTCTTCGCTGTAAAATCCTCTTTTCTTAATTGATAGGTCTATGTGCTGATACCCGGTAAGATGAGAACACATCCGTTGAATTATATGTACTGCTTGCCCTATATAAAAGTATGGGATTTCGTTTTCATCGGTTCTGGTTAAAAAATATATTCCGCTCCCATCGTCAAGTTTCGGATTGATTTTTAGAAGCCTTTTTCGGTTCGTTGCTTCAATAGCTTTTGCCTGTCTAAGTTTTTTATAATCCAACCGGAATCACCCTTTTTCAATCTGGTCAATGAGTTTCTTGCATTCATTTTTAACATAGGCAAGTGAACGAATTTTGCAATCTGGATCTTTATTTAATTCTCGCCAGCAATCTCCCATTATTTTAAACATTTTTTTGAAGTCTGGTTCTTCCCCGAAATACTGTTCTGCTGTCTCAATATCATAACCATCGAAACAATGAGCGCAGTCAAATCCAATCCACCATATATCATCATCGTCACAATCGTGTAGAAATGGTTCTGAATAAGTAACTCCACCATGGCAGTCAAGATACCCTAAATCGTCAACACTTTTCTTTGCCAGCTTATGGCTGTTAGGTATTCCAACGTATCCGCATCTGTATGCTCTAGGCATGAACAGGACTACACATTGGTAACCTTTATACTCGAATTTAGTTTCTAAAACTGGTTCCATTTATTTGTCACTCCTCCTAACTAAACGGAAATTCATCTTCCATACCGCCTAAATCCGGCACATCCATGAAACTAGGTTCTGGCGGCGGTACTGGTCGTGTGTCTGTTTCCTGTGTTTGTGGTGGCTGGCTCTTATTTTCCGCAAAATCATGTGATTCAACGAAGCAGTCATTTGTGTACACTTTTTCTCCGTTTCGGTTCGTATAGCTTCCAGTCTGCCATTTCCCTTTAACATTGATTTTCATGCCCTTTCGCAGAAATTTTTCAACAAATTCTGCATTATGCCCAAGTGTTACGCACGGTATAAAGTCGGATTTTTGCTCCGCATTTTTTCTTTTTTCCCTATCGACTGCCAATGTGTATCTGGCAATCGCAGTATTGTTAGTTCCAATTCGTATTTCCGGGTCAGCTGTCAGCCGCCCGGATAATACAACTACATTAAATCCCATACAATCACCTCGCAATCTGAATGTCGCATCTAATAAGTGCGTGTTTGATTTTCTTTGTATTTCCTGTTACAGTTTCTTCTTTCCCGATAACAAAGGAAATATCATCTTCCGTTACATTGAATCCTTTTGTTTTGATATGCTCAACAAGGATTTCTTTGATTTCCTCTGCACAAATTCCGATTGTTATTTCCAATGGTGTTACCTCCCTGGTTTGTAAGCTGGTGGCATTGGTTGCCATGCAATGACTGGGTAATATGCAATTCCGTGTTCTTTTACCATGCCCCATCTTCCATCGCCTAAATATGTAAGGTTTGTTGGTAACTCATCGTCTTTTATGGTAACGTTGTATTTTATCCTATCTTCTGGACTTTCTCTCACATCTGGCTCTGGAGGTAACTTCACATTTGTTGGAATCCACATATCCGCAGGACTATAGGAACAGATCAGTTCTTCAACCTTCTTGATTGCATCATTCCATCCTTTGTCGTACTTACATTCCTGTTCGGAAAGTTCTGGCTTTTTCAGTTTATCAAGTGTTTTTAAGAATATTTTCATTAATAATCATTCTCCTTTCAATCATTCAGTCGAATTGTTTTCCTTATCATCTTCAACTGCTTTCCAAATACAATCCATAACAGATGCATAATCAAGCAGTATTTCCCTTTCTCTGATGTTTCTTCCGTCTTTTTCATGCCAATCTCTCACTATATAAAGTTCGGCATTTGCAGAAAGAATATCTGTTTTCATGTCCCAGTATTTAATATGAATTTCATAAGCTGCATTTGCAGAAATTGGATTTACATAAATTCCTTTTGTTACTTCTTTCCAATCTTTCAAACCAATTACTGCCATCTATTTCTCCTTTCAAAATGGACATAAGTCCAAGTTAACTTCTAGCCCAGGTCTTGCAATCTGAACCAGTGCATCATCCCAAACCACCGCTTCTTTTATTTCTTTTAAAATCTGTTCCGGGTCAGCTGCTTCATTACTCAAATGCACCAATGTTACCGTCCGTAATGCTGCCGTATGATTCGTCTTTACTAAGCTTTTGCAAGTTTCTAAGGAACAATGCCCTCTAAGCCTGTGCGTGTAATTTTCAGCTGTTTTGTCAACCAATTCTTTACAATAGTTGCACTCAATAACTAAGTGGTTCAGTCGCATTGCTTTGAAATTGTATCGGCAAAACTCAAAGTCTGTCATGTACAACAGCTTTCCCATCTCTTCATGCTCCACGATATAACCATAATTGAAACATGGAATAAGTTGCCCTGTGTCCTTATCCCTTGTGGTATGAGGCAAATAAAACGGTATTACTGTAAAAGAGCCAACACGAAACGGTCTTTTTTCTGGAACGCCTTTCATTAGCTCACCAGTGATGATTTGCAGATGCTCCACGGTTTCATCATTGGTGTAAATCTGAATGCCTAAATTCATCAGATTTTTAAATGATTCACGGTGATCGCTCAACCGTGTTCATGGGTAAGAAGCACACCAGAAACATCACTTGTTCTGTAATCAATTGCTTTTAAAATGTCTTTGTATTTACATCCGCAGTCCAGAAGAAGCATTTCTCCGCTGTTGGATTTCAGAAAATAGCAGTTTCCATGGGTACTCCCTGTGTTGACAACTCGCATGAACATTTTTTATCACCTCGCTTTCATTCTTTTTTCGATATCCAAATCCACACTGTGGCATAATTTGACGCAATCTCCGTGCAGCATATGGTCTTTACATGAGAGATATTTTACTTGAAACTCTAATTCTGACATTTTCCTATCATTTACAGCCTTAACCCATTTTCGGACTTTCTTTTGTGTTTTTCGTTTTTTGTCTCCTCGAAGTTTTCTAATATACTCCCCATTAGAAGTTACATAATGATGAAAGCCAAGATAGCACAATCCCATTCTAAATGGCACAATCTGTGATTTAGTATTCAATTGTATTTTAAGGCTTTCGGTCATAATCCGGATAGCTTCAAGTATTTCTCTGGCTTCTTCTTTACTTTTACAAATCACATAGAAATCATCATTATACCTTCCGTAATGCTGTATTCCGTATTCAATTGTTATCATTTGATCCAACGAATGCAGTAACAGTAAAGCGTATTTCTGATTAACTTGATTTCCAAGTGGAAGTCCTGGATTCTCGGCGCTGTCAATAAATAGATGATTTAACCATACTGTAAATTCATCATCAAAATAGTAATCCACCACGTCTTTCATAATTTCATGATCTATGCTGTAAAAATATTTACGAATATCGCATTTTACAATCCAGCCATTTAAACCATTTTTACTGTAAAATTCCAACATATGATCTCGAAGACCATCCGTTGCCATATAATGACCTTTTCCGATTTGTCCTGCTGTGTTCCATTTTATAAAAATATTATTTAATTTCGGCGTAAGAATGTAGTCTGAAAAGCATCTCTGTACCGTCTTGTCTTTGAAAGAACACGATTCTATGATGCGTTCTTTCGGTTCATATATTTTGAATTTATTATACGGTGCTATGGAATACGTTTGATTTTCCAATTGTTCCTTCAATGTTTGGATTCCTTCCAACGCCATAATAGAAAACCTGGCAGTGCCGGAATTGAATTTCTTATCTGCCTTAACTCGTTTGTAAGATGAATACAAGTTTTCAAAATTTGCCACAATTTCTTTATCCATTTATTTTGTTCCTTTATATTTATCCATTGCGGAAAGGTTATGCATTTGCTTGTATCTATTCGGATTTCAGCTTTCTGCTTACTCTGTCTGCCTGTGATACAGGTTGGGCGAACACCGTTGTCATTGTTGCAGTTATTGTTGTTGACGTTACCCGAGGAGGAAACAACGGCTCTACAACGCATAACCTATAAAAATCATCTGTTTCTGTCTTTTGTTCTCCAAGCAATCGCCATATGCTTAATATCTGTAACCATTTTCGACCATGCCTCCATACTTCCCGAATTAATGATATTAAGCTCGTATGAAAGCTCTATATAAAAGAGAAGTTCATCACAATATGTAATTGCTTTTGTCTGTAATTCTAGCCTTTCTCTCTTATAATCTTTCAAATCTGTTCGATTGGCTTCAAAGAGCTTAGCGTGTATTTCGAGCGATTTGTTCTGCATTTTATCAACTAAAGAAAATCTGAATTTCTTAGGATATCTCCTCGCGTTACTGGTTACTATAAGCGTGTGCTTTGCTAACTGCTTGGCTTTTATTATCACCTGTAAATCTTCATTTGCCATTATTAATCCTCGCCTGATTCAAAGATTGAAGAAGAAAAGATACAAACTGGGCGAACACCGTTACTGTTGTTGCAGTTAACGTTGTAGATAAAGCCGGCAGGCGAAACAACGGCATTTGTTGTGTTACAATCATTTGCTGGTGTACTCCATGGAGTAAGCAGCCACCACCATCCATCCATATTTGGAAGGAATTTTCTGTATTTTCGGTATTCATCCACCGTCAAAATCGAAATCTTATCTTTACAATGTCCGTATTCTGTCTGTCCGTCCAATGCCAACAGGTTACGGTCAAATTCAACAACTGCATTTCCATCGAAAGGCGTATTAATTTTTTCTAAAAATGATGTGTTTAATTCTTCTCTTAAAGAACTTTCTTTCCAATTGCTGGAATCTGAATCAAACATTCTTGTTTTACCATAAAAACTATTTAAAATTGCAAAATATCCATCCGGAAGCTTGTCCAGGATCATCCATTCCATACCGGAAATTTCAACCACTTCCCCGGGTTTCGGAGTGCCCATGTGTTTCTTTTTGTAATCCTCGAATTCCTCTGTAATTCTTTTTATTTCTGACTCAAAATATTTCAAATCTTTTTTCATTTTTATTCCTCCACCTTAGATACAAAGAGATTAGATTTTAAGATACAAACTGGGCGAACACCGATGACATTGAAGCAGCTACCGCCGTAGACGTAACCCGAGGAGGAAACAACGGCAACGCTATTCCATCCGCGTTCTTTTGTTGACCAAGATGTACATGTCCAATACCAGTCATTAAGTTTTTTGTTCGGAGTTAATTCCGTATATTTTCTTGCTTCATCAAATGTAAGAGGTCTGATTTTACATTTCACCGAAACGCCTGTATTCTGACCGTCGACCGTAATAAGATCTGCTTCATGTGTTTCAATATTCTCCGCACCAAATTCCTCTTCAAAATTCACTAAAATTTCCGTGTCACAAAGTTCTTTTAATTCAGACTCTAAATAATCTGCATTATCCCCGAATTTTACATTTTCTTTTACAAGGTTAAAAGAAACTATCTTGGTGGTATTTTCATACTGTTCCAACACTTTGTATTTTCTTTTACCTGTAGTTTGGAATACATCACCAGGGTTCAACTCTGATAATTTGATTTTCCCACTTTTCTCCTGCTTCTCTAAAAGTTCAACCAGTTCTTTTGCTTTCTTTAAAATTTCATTCATAACTATTATCCCTCCTAGTTTTCCTCATTCACTACAATACCGCCATGGATAATAACCCTCTTTCCGTCCGAATCATCAAAATAAACTTCATTTTCAGATTCAGAAACATCGAACTTCCCAGACCAGGACTTGATTTTACCGCCGTTGTAATCGTAAACAGTTACGGTACGGTTCAAACCACCGTCAATATCACTAGACAGTGATTTTAATGATCTGCTACAGGAAGAACAACCGCTAAACATTGTGATTGCTGTAATCCCTGTGATTAATACTGCTGTCTTAATACATTTATGCTTCATTTTGGCTCTCCTTTTACATTGTAAGTCGGATTATAATGAGTACCACATATGTAATAACATTTAAAAGAATAATTAAATTGGTTCGATTGTATTCATTTTCTCGAATAAAAGATACTATCCATACCAAAAGTGCTATTGAAAGCAAAATAATAAGCACAATTGTGGAAGTTTCCATCCTACATTTCCTCCTGGCTCATAAATGACGGAATTTCTGTTTCCACTGGCTCTGCTGCCGGGATTGGTTCTTTCTCTGCTGTTTTTACGGTTTCGGCTACGGTTGGCTGCTTTGGCTTTTCTTCGATTGCTTCTGGTTGTGGAATGAATTCTTCTACATTGGCATTCTGTTCGATTTCTTCCTGTACTTCTCTGTATGTGGCATCCATCATGTTGTATTCGTAAGCCTGTACTGGATTGTCCCATCTCTTAGGAATAGACTTCATAATGTTGTTTCGCATCTTACGAATAATCATTGACTCTCTGGATTGTGTTTCATAATAAGATGGTGAAATATACGGTCTTAATTCCTCACAGTCAATAATTGCTTCCAGTTCTCCAATGTCAGCGACCTTTTTCATGATCTCTTTTTTCTTTGCTTCAATTTGAGCTTTCTGCGCATCTGTAGCTTTATATCTGTCCGCACAAATTCCAAACGTTTCATTCTGGAGATTATTCTTGATGTGCGCTGCAAGATTCTTCAGTACATCTGCTCTTTCGCAAGAAAGGTATTCAATATGTCCGTCCTTATACTGAATCGGATATACGACGCGAACTACTTTTCCAATTCCAGATTCTTCCCATTCTGGCGGTGTGATTTCCACACCTTTATGTCTTGGCGGGATATACTTGTCACCTTCTCTGACTTTCCAGTATGGGAATACTTTTTCTACATTTACACCATATCTGCTAACAAGGCTGTCATTTCCATCACCCTCAATAGCAAATTCAATCTTCTTCTCCCATTGAGCTGGTTTCCCTTTTCCTGCTACGTTTACGTTTCTGATCTGGAAATAACACTCTCTCGGCTGTGCATTTGCATTCAGTTTCAATGCTGCTACTTTGCTCAGAATGAATTTAAGGTTGGAGCCATTTATTGCCTCAAAACTTACTCCGCTCTCATGCACCATCTGGAAAATAGATCCCATTGCCGCTACTACGCAATCTTTTGAGTAGGAATCAAATTCCATTCCTCTTGAAGTCAAATCTCTTTCCATTAAATCAACATACCGATTTGTATAGTAGGAAAGCTGTGTGTTAAATGTTGCTACTTGTGTGTTTTCTGCCATTTTAATTCTCCTTTTCTTTATTTATATGCTCAGTGGCATATGAAACAGGATGAAATAATTTGTCCTATGTTGAATTGTAATTTCCTGTTCTTTCATTAACTGTTTTATTTTTCCCTGTTGTGCTTTCCGGGCATTCACCCGGATTCATATGCCACCGATTTTTTATTTACTCTACGTGGAATCTTCCATAACCGCTTGTTCTGCCAGACCCGATGCCACATCCAAATCCTGCAAGCTGAATAATATTAACGATCTGCTCAATGGAATAAATATTATCTACATATGCAAGTTCGATTTCTGCTGACCATCCGGTAAATCTGTTTAAATGTACAAGAACAGGTTTTCCTTTCTTTGGTGACATTAGTTTTTCGTCAATGTAATGCTCAGCAAACTTAATCGGTATTAAACCTCCTTTGGCGATAATATTTACTCCAGCTTTGAACTTTGTACTATATGTATCAACCCCATTTCTTACAACAGCATCGCAAAAACATTTCAATAACCCGAATGCTGTAATGCAAGGTGCATTGTTGGTGAGTGCATCAATAAGGCCTTTTTCTGAGAAATCTGTAGGTTTTCCATTGTACCAGTGAATTGATGTAATGATTTCTTCCCATACATTTGCTTTTTCAAGGTTCTTTGCCTTGTCTTTTCTCTGATCAATCAGTTCTCTTGCGGTCACGTCATTCATCTTATTGAGAACTAAGTCTCCGTCTCCGATGATTGTGACTGTTGCGTGCTTAACGTTGATTGCCTGTAACTGAATTCTTTCTTCTTTTTTAGTTTCCATAATTCTTTTCCTCCGATTTTTTAATAGTTTTTATAGTTTCTGTTTGCGCAAACATTCAAGCAGATTAATCCACAATAGTTTAATATAAATATAATGTTGTGTTATGTATTTTCGTATGCCGTATTGTACTGTGCTATCCTGTAATGTATTGCGAAAGTAATCCGCTTAAATCTTTGCGTAAATTTCAGATATGCTTAACTGACAATAGAAAATGTCTTATAGTGTCCTGTATTTTTCTGTAATATGCTATCCTATATTTTGCTTGCACTGTAGTTAGCTTTCCTATTCTTGGCAGATTCTACTGCCAGTTAAATACATCTGGTTGAGTTGAATGCTCAGTATGTAACACGAATGTGCTGTACTTTAATTTTCTATCTTGCTGTGTTCTTTGTTTTTATTTGGCATAGCATCTTCATGCTACATACTCAAAATTCAATTTGTTTGGATGAGCCGCTTTATAAGCGATATAAAAGTCATGATAAATTGTAATATCTTATAATGTGCTATCATGTGGTGTTTTTTAATATTCTATTTTATGATGACGGTTATACCGCCTGTAAAACAGCCCATCCGTTAAGTACTGTGTTGTATTATTCTGTGCTATTATTTCCTGTTGTAAGAATTTTTGTCCTATAGTAAGTATTCACAACACTTGTCACTCTGCATAAGTGAGAATAATTTTGATGTAGTTTATTATATTGTCTTTTGTTTTCCTGTTTTTTAATGTACTATGCTATCCGCTTATGCAGACTGATAAATGCTGTGGTTTCCTACGCTCATAAACCTGTAAAATCAAGCGAATATTCTGTTTCGAACTATCCTGTGATGTCGTGTTGTGTTCTGCTTTTTCCTGTACTTTACTTCTTTTGCCTATTTTACAGGCATATCAACGTAGTAATTTCGCCGCTACTGCACTCATGTCCCTACAAGAATAAAGTGTAATATGTGTTGTGCTGTTCTGTTTTGTATTGTATTGTGTTGTTCTGTCGTATTATCCTACTCCTGTAGGCATATCAGCACAGTAACGGCTTCGATATTTAATTACTGATTACATTTCTTTATGGTAATCGGCATTGTTGGGTGATTAATTTCCCCATCCTCAAAAACTTTTACGATTTTAACTTTATTGGGATCTCCTGCATTTAAGTAAACCATGTCCCCTACTTTTGGTTCAAAATCCGCTTTGAACACATATCCTCTTTTTCCTCCGGCATTTTCAATTTCTACATATTTAATCATTCTATTTTCCTCCTAATATTTAATTAATCAGTTCCCAAACTTCTTCGTATTCGGAAATATTCTGGTATTTCTGCTTCACTGCCAGAAGTTCATTTCGGCAGCGTTCTAAAAGTGCTTCGTATTCATCTGGCTGTTTCAAAATAAGCTGTGTTGGCTTGTATCCGCTTTTGCCATCTGTCTTGTAAAAGACTCGAATTGCTGTCGGCTTTGACTTGTTATCAATATCCTGTTCCACGATTTTTAACTGACAAACTATCAGTCTGGCTTCGTGGATTCTGTATTTTTCAGCCGCTATGGAATCATCCCATGTAAAGCACTTATGTAATTCTGTGCTTTCGTCTCTTGCTTTTTCAAGAATCTGCTGTGGTGTAGCAGATTCCATCTGATCGCAAATTTCCATGATTTCAGATGCGCATTTTGTGGCATCTGCCTTGAAAAAATGTTTTCCCCATGTTGCTGTTAGCATTTTCCCCTCCTGTTTGTCAGATTACTTTCAAATCCCCATCTGTCACTCTTAGCACAATCATCTGCCTGTCTAACATAGGTATCCTGCTTTTGTCAATGCTCTCCGAATCATCAATCCAAATCGGCAGATTCAGACCATTCATTTCCTGTAATCCATTCAGTAAATCAACCTCGCAAAGAATTTTGTCGGAATGATTTAATCCGCTATTGTAGTCGATTCCATTACAGATCATCTTGCAAGTTTCCACTGGATTTCCCTCAATCGTGTAATCAAGGAAACTGAACTGGAAATGATGGAAAAATGGATTGATTTTCTCTGCCAGTGCCTTATTCTTCTGGATTGAGAAGTTAAGAACGGTATCAATGTTCTTTTCAATATCAGCTTGAACCTGTCCAAGGCTTTTCAGTTCCTCATTCAGTTCGGCTACTCGCTTTTCTTTTTCTGTGACTGCTGCCTGTGCAATCTTAATGTCTGCATCCACATTGGAAATCTGTTTCATAACATTGCTGATCTGCATTCTTAATTCCTGTTTCTTTCCAGGAACATCATCAAATGATTTCAGTTTCTCTTCAAGTTCTGCAATTCTCGCTGTAACCGCAAGATATTCTTCATCATTTGTCATATCTACAGATTCTGGAAGCTCCGTAAATTTGGACTGTTCTTCCTCAATCTGCTTAGTGAGTTCAGCAACTTCATCCTGTGCTACGCCGATTTCTGACTGTAATTTGCTGATTTCCTCGTTAGTTTTCTTTAATTTTGCAGAAGCAGAATTTCCAAGGTCGCAAGTTCCTTTTAACTGGTTCTGTTTTGCTGATTCCCAGTTTTGCTTTTTGGTTAATTCATTTTCAATTCTGAACTTCTTCTTTTCTTCAAAGGAAACTCTCAATTCGGCAACCTGTTCTTCTGGCAATTCCTGTCCACAAGTCGGGCAAATAGTATCAGAATCATTGAATGTTTCAGCTTCAATAGTTTTCAGTCCAGAATCATCCCACTCCATTTCTTTGATTCTCGGATAGTCCTGTCTGGCTCTATCCAAGTCAGCTTTTGCCTGTTGTGCTTCCCTTATGTGGTTGTCCAGTTCCATTCCAATAATACGAACGCTTGATTCCTTTTCTGATTTTTTTAACCTAAGTTCGGAAACTGTATCAGAAATGAATTTTTGTCTGGCTCTTAACCATTCATTCGCCTTGCTAACAAGTCCATCCTTGGAAGATTTCAGTCCTCGGATTTCATATGAAAGACTGTCATAGCCTTTTGCTGAATCTTCAAGAATCTGTTCCTGTTCTTCCAGTCTGGAAAGCTCCGCATTAAGCTCCTGTTTTTTGGATTCTAAGGAGGAAGTATCTTCTGCTTCAACGCTTCGATTGGTTTCATATGCAATCTCCGTGTTTTTGGCATCCACCTTTTTCTTCTGTGCATTTAGTTCCTTTCGGAGCTTCTTCAAGGTATCCTCTACGGAATGCCCCTTTGTGATTTCTTCCACATGAGCATACTGTGGATTCTCTTCCATAAACTGAGCAATATCGAAACCAGACATCTTTTCCAGTACCTTTCTGGATTCCGCTGTTGACTTCTGCAATGTGTCCAGAAATGGTTTTGGATTACTGCACATCAGAAGCGTTGAAGGTTCTGCTATTGACTGGATGAACTCAGTATAATCCTTTGATTTAGCCGGGAATCCGTCAATTTCATAAGAAGTTTCATTTCCATCGAATACCTCTTCGGACTGTCCTCTCGGTTTTCTCCACTTCTGCTTTGTGATTTTGCGGATCACTTTTTCTTTCACATCAATCGCAAGTGTAAGTTCTCTTACAACATCAACCTTTGGCACTTCCACACCATTTTCTTTTCTACGAATAGAAGTCGGTTCTGTACCATTCGCCATCTTTCCTGTCAGAACATCTAAATATGCGTCCTGCAATGTGGATTTTCCTTCTCTGTTTCTGCCGGAAATCTCTGTTCTTGGAAACAAATCTACAGACTTACTCGGAAACTTCTTGTAATTCTCCAATGAAATCTTTTTCACTTCCACTTTCATGCTCGATTATCCTCCCTATTGATACCTCATATGCAGTTCTAAACTCTACTTCATCACCAGATAATTTTTTATGATAAATCCGGCTCTGGATTCTTCCGATTATTTTTACGAAATCTCCAACCTTGAAATCAGCAGCTTCTCTAGCTTTATTCAACCATGCTAAGCACGGAATATAATCTGTTCTTCGCAATTCATATTCGTTGCAAGCAATCATCAAATCGCAGATTTCTTTTCCTCTTGGTGTTCTGCGGTACACAGGTGGCTTGCAAAGATAACCTTCCATAATGATTTTGTTTTTACCTTCTGCACTCCCATCACCATCTCCACACCAGATTGTTTCCGCTTTGATTTCAAGAATCAAATGTGACTTTCCACTTTCATGTTTGTTTGAAGAACTGTATCTTCCTTTAACATAGACGTGTTTTCCAATCTTTAAGCCTTCCGTCTGCTTTTCTTCAACAATTACCGGAAGTAAATCTACGTTCCCGCTGGTACGCTTTGCACCAATATAGAATCTTACGAATTTTTCTCCGTCCTTGAAAAATGTTCCTGGCTGAATATCCATTATTACGCCAAATATCTGAACTTCATTCTTATTATTCTTCATCCTCCAATTTCTCCATTTCTTTTACGGAAATCTCATATACACTTTCCGTTTCTTCTCCATTAACATAAACATCACGGCTCATTAACCTGCCAGTTACTTTAATGTAATCATTTCTTTTAACCTCTACCGCCAGATCAGCACCTTTTCCCCATAAAATACAGCGAATAAAATCCGCTCTTTCCGAATAATCCCTTGGAATTGCCACGAAAAGATTTGAAACTTTCCTGTGCGTTACTGGTGTAAGTTTTGCATATGGCTCTTTCGTGCAACTTCTGGCAATAAACTCTACTTCGTTTATATCACCCTCTGGATCCTGTTCATCCAGGATTTCCACTTCATCAGCTGCGATATAATTAACATTGTGGTGCTTATTTGGATTTTTAGAAGTGTCCATGCTTCTGATTGCTCCTGTTACCACAACTTCTTTTCCGTTATAATCATTGTCACGTACAATGGAATCTTCTATAACGATTGGGAACATATCTACTGCACCACTTTTGCGAATAACTGTCAGCATGAATTTGTAATAGTATCTTCCGTAATGTTCATGGCTGAATACTATTTCCCCGGCTCTACCGGATAATCTTACTTTATTTAATCTTTGCATTTACTTTTCCTCCATTTCTAATATAATAGGAAGAAACACCATTGAGAATAAGACTGTTGATACAAAGAACACCCCGATAGCATCAAATGATGTAAACATCCATGTGATTGAGAAGATTACTGTAAACATCCCTATTCCTACAAATATTTCTCCTATTGTCTTTACCACCTCTTTCATTTTGTCCTCACTTTCTTCTGAATGTGGTTACTGCAAGTGCAGCTGCCAGAATAGCGATAATTATATTTCTTGCCATCAGCTTTTCTTCCAGATCAGCAATGATTTCACTGGAAAGTGGCTGATTTTCGCCATTTTTTTGCATAAAAAATCCTCCTGTTATATTTTTGTTTGTCAAATACAGGAGGTTGTGTTATAATAATCCTGTATTTAACTAACTCATTCTTAGTTAGATACCGTCCTGGTTGGTGTGTCAGCACCTTCCAGGACAACTTAATCTGCTTTTGTTTGTTCTTCTACATCAAGCCCAAGCATTCTAAATGCCATTTCCTTTGTGAAATCATAATCTTTCACGCTATTCGCCCAAGCTTCAAATGCCTTTAATCTTCCAACAAGAAGCGCATATTCCTCATTGGCATTCTCTGGAATGTAATCTGTGCTCTTAGTTTCTCCCATGATTAATTCTCCTTGTCTTTTGCACCGAATGTTTTAAGCATTTCTTCCAGAAGCGAAATAATCGGAATAATTGCATCTACCTGTTTGAACTTTTCCTTGATTTCTTTGTCAAGTTCTTCCTCGTTCATAAGGCCATGCTCAAATGAATGTCTGAGCTGTTCTTTTACTTCTTCCTCTTTTCCACCATCTTTTACAAACATCTCTTTAATTTCATGGGTAATAACTGCATACTCTGAAAGAATATCAATCCCTTTACCAGAAATGTTAACTAATCCATTTTCAAATTTAATCATGTTGTTTTTCCTCCCTATTTTCTTTTATTCTCTCCATCTGAATGGTATAATGTGTTCAGAAAGGAGGTATGTTAAAATGTTTCTCAAATTAAAAATTTCCTGTAACTGTCGTTGTAGCTACTACTTGAATGAAGCAATAAGTGCGGATAAAATTTCGTGTCCAAACTGCGGCAAAGATCATCCGTATTCAAAAGAAATTCTTTCAATGCTTCATACCGCAAATGAAATTCAAGATGTATTTGATTCTGACGGTTTTGATATTAAAAGCATTGCCACAGAAGTCATTCTTTGACCGGAATATATGAAAGCTCTTCAATAACCAACTTCATAAATTCTAAGAACCCTTTTGCTTCCGTAACGGACAGATGGCATTCGGCAATTTCATCTTTTACTTTTTTGTAGAGTTCGTCTGCTTCCTGTCCGTTTCTTCTTCTAAATTCTAAATATTTCTGTCCCTCATGGCTTGACAGCTTTTCGGATAAATATTTTTCAACATTCATTGTGTTTCCCTCTCCATAATTTCTAATCATCAATTGAGTTTTGAACAGCAGAAGTAATTCCACTTGTAACGCATTCGGCTATTATTTTCTTATCAACTTTTGCCGTGTGCGTTACTTTTTGTATGTTGAATTCCAGCATCCTTGGTGAGTCTTTAAACTTGATTCCCTCAATTTCCCCGATACCTTTCTGGTTCACCTGCAACATTTGCAAATCTGTAGATAGATTTAAAGCATTCAGATCAATAGAAAGTATAGGTTCTGAATCTCCAACTCCCTGTTTCAACTCAAAACTCCTTACGCCTTCGAGTTTGTGACCATCCACAAGGATTTCTGTGAAGATTCCTTCATTGCCATTTACTTGCCGGATTTCGATTTTTGATGTTTTCATTAGTCTCCTTTCTTTCCATCATCATAGAATTTTGAGGTTCAAGAAGAGGTCTATCAATAATGCGTTTTTCGATGCTTTTCTTATCTTTTTTAGAAACTCGTTTTTTTGGCTGCTCCATGATATTGTGAATAGCTTGGAGCTCTTCCAAAATAGCGCAAAGAACGTTATATGTACTACTCATTTTCCAACCTCTCTTTTAATCTGAATCAACAGTTTCTTTTTTATCTGTTTTTTGCTCCAGACTGTTATCAGAAAAACTTTCCACTTTCCCGAGAATGTAGCCTTTATCAAACTCTGACATTTTCGGGATTGCTTCTTTCAGCTTTTCTACGATTCGCTTTTCTTTCTCTGACATTTTCTATTTCACCTCCTTCTTTTTACGCGCAATATTTAATTTCGTATTCAGTCACGATTTTTGAGAAAATCTCTCGTAACTTTTTATCATCATCAATAACATCCATTTTATTGAGCGAGTTAATCTCTGTTTTGGTGCAACCATTTTCAGCCATGCGTTTTCGCTTATTTCTTAATCTTGTATTCAGATCACATCCAGCCCGGCGTTCCAATTCTGTGTACATTTCTGTTCTAAGCATTTTAAACTCTGCTCCAGCACCTTTTTGTATGCGATTGAATTTAGAATTAATTTCTGAACGCCAGTTATCAAATACAGGCTTAACCGCTTCTTTGATGTTCTCTGTAGTTGCAACAGCTTTATCTGCGGTTTCTTTGGCAATTAAAATCTGCCTGTCTCTTTCTTTGTCGGCAAGTTCTTTTTCAACCATCTGTGAAAGTAGTCCCTGTAACATTTGAAGCTCTGGTGACAATGCTCTTTTTACAGTTTCTTTGGTTTTGAAATATCCATTTACAAGCTGTCTCTGAACATCCCATGCTAAATCGTCTGTAAAGGACTTAACCAACATCAGATAACCTTGTTCTGTGGCAAGAATAACTTTTTCTGGAACACCGCCCTGTGGTCTTTCCAAACCAAGCGTCCGAATTTCGGACGGCTGAGTTATAACGAAGAAATCTTCTCCTTCAATAAAGTGATTTCGATTGTCGTTGAATCTCTTCCTTGCCGTTCCGTCTGGTCTGCCGTGTACCATATCAATATCTTTGAATGTAACAACTCGCTGACCGTTATACTCTTTTATTGAGATATCTGAATTTCCAATATGCACTAACTGGTTCGTGTTTATCACTCCTTTCTTAATCTGATTTTCAATTCCGTTTTGTGTTGAAAATATTTTTCCTATGTGTTAAAATTCTTTCATACCCAAATAATGGGCAATGAAAGGAGTTGTTTGCTTTGACCCAACTTTTGAATTTGCCCTGTTCCTTATTGTAGGTTGCAAGCAGAGTAACCTGCGTTACCAAAGTACGTTAAGCAATTTCGTTCACCGTATTGAACAAAATTCCTACATTCGCCAACTAATGGGCAGCTAATCTTTTTTACTCAATCGCAGAACTAAAACTGCGTAAGTGGCGAAGTGTTTCAAGAAACATTTGGTGCTGCTTATGTGACTGAACAAGTGCGTTCAGTCTGCAAAACACATAAGGTAAACAAATTTAGGCAAGAACTGATAGGACAGCACTCCTGTCAGTTTTTTTGCTATTCTTCTTTAAACAGATATTCCAGATCATATTCTGGAAAAAGTTCCTTTTTAGAAAGGACTGCTTCTGGATACGTAAAAGGTGTTTTTCCCTTTATCTTGTTCTGAATAGTCCTTTCATCAACGCCAAGAACCTTTGCAAACGCTCTGATTGTAATTCCTTTATCGTCAAGAACTTTTTTCAAGTTATTCAACACTTTAACTTACCTCCCTTGCTTTGCTCTTATCTCTTAATGCGACTGCGTAACCCAAAGCCATCCGCAAATCAAATTGTTATTTTCCCACCTCCTTATGAGCTTTCCTTTTTACAAGTTTCATCATCCTCTATAAAATCAGATACTGAAATTCCAAAAAACTTTGCAATTAAAGATAATTTATCAAGCTTCAAGTTGTAATCCCCGCGGCTCCATTGCGTAAATACAGCAGTAGAAATTCCAGTTCCAACAGAAACTTGGTATTCGGATAAGTTTGCTTTTTCTCTTAACTCTTTGAATTTTTGATAAGCATAAGATTTGTTTTCTAGTTCTTGCAAAATTGCATCTCCTTTCTTTCAGATATTTTATATAGATAGTATTGACAATAACTAAGTTTTCTTATATAATCATAATTGCGAGTTAGAATTAAATAAGTTTCTTAGTTGTTGCCATGCTATCTTTTTTTGTTTCTCTTGCTAAGATTTCTTAGCTTGTATAAAGAATATCATAGTTTTCTTAGTATGTCAACAATTATTTATTAAGTTTTCTTAATTTTGATAGGAGAAAATATGTACTACGAAAATTTTGATCTTCTTTGCAAGAAAAATAATGTAAAACCAAGTGATGTTTCTAAAAGCACCCAAATCTCTACAGCAACTCTTTCTAGTTGGAAAAAAGGTACTTATACCCCAAAGCAAGATAAATTACAGAAAATTGCAGATTATTTTAAAGTATCAGTGGATTATTTGATGACTGGAGAAAATGTTATCGAAGAATTTTCAGATGAATCAGCAAGTTTGGTATTTCAGATAAGAAAGGACTTAGAGCTATCCGAAGCATTAAGAAAATATTTTAAGTTATCAGATGTTAAAAAGAAACATGTGGTGGAATTGATTAATTTGTTGAGTGAATAAAGGAGAAAGTATGTATAATTACGAAGATTTGTACAATATTGCAATGAAGCAGATTTCAAGTCAAGAAATTGAGCCTTTACCAATAACATACGCATATTCGGATACGCAATTTGAGATACTAGTAAAGTACATCAAGGAGTTTGAAGAAAGTTTAGATTCTGAACATGAAGTCGGACTTCTTTTAACCAACTTTGGTAAAACTGTTACAATGCAGGTTACTGAAATCAGCTATGAGAAGTCCGTACTAATGATTTTTAAAGGTTATGTAGATGGGCGAATGTCAACATTAATTCAGCATATCAGCCAATTAAATTTTTTGCTTACGTCATTGCCTAAAGATGATTCTCGTCCGAAACAACACATTGGCTTTGTCGTTCCAACTTCTGAATAGTTTTTTGCAATTCTTGAATCATATTTGCCTGTATTCCAAGCAAGTTAATAACTGAATAAACAAGTGAAGCGGATGGAAGACCCTCTTTATTTTGAGGGTCTTTTATTTCTTCTAAAATCTTTTTCTGCTGGTCTTCTGTATATATTAAATCTGTACTATTCATTTTTGTTTTCCTCCTTTAATATGTCAGAAATAATAATATAAATGTATCGTAAAATCTGATCCACTTTTATTTTGTCAAGCATCTCAATAATTTCTTTCTTGTAATCCACGTAAATCCCTCCCAATACTGCAAACATATGTTCTTACTTATTAAATTATATCATGTTTTCATAACCATATAACGGAACGGAATCATCTCCGCTTAAATCCTTTCTGGCAAGCTGGTTTCTTCTGATTTTTCTATGAATTATAAGTTTTTTTGTGTAAATATTATGATTTTCGCTTTTCCAAATCGTAATAATAATAGATAGAAATAAAGGGGCTGGGCTTCTGGAATCGAGGGATTTTTTGTGCTCATTTGGATTGCTTTTGATTTCCGTCACCATGTTTGCGATAGTTTTAACCCTCCCAAAGATAATACTACGCTCTGGGCTGAAATACATATGAATCCCGATAAACACATGCACAAACATCAATATTAAGATAATCGTTATCTTCTTGCGTCTTTCCATTATCCAGCCTCTTTACACTATCTTTCTTATGTGGTACGATAATATTGTATCAAAAAATATACAATTACACAGGAAATGGCGAAATTAGCACCTCTGGTGGCGAATTTTACATGAAAAGGGATGATTTGAATGCGAATTGCAATATGTGATGATAACGAAATCCAGATTGGTATATTTATGCATCGGATTAATAATTTTCTCAAACGAAATGGTGATATAAAAGCATTGATTACTCCGTATGATAAAGGACAGCCACTTATTGATGATGTGGCAGATGGCGAATGGTATGATATTGTAGTTTTGGATATCGTTTTGAGAGAAGAAAATGGAATTGAAGTTGCAAAGGAATTGAGATTAAATGGCTATGATGGAAATATTATTTTCTGGACAGCCCACAAAGAGTATGTTTTTGAAGCTCTTGATTTACTCCCAATTCACTATATTATAAAAGGATCTGAAAATGGCAGAATGTATACTGCTTTCAATCATGCTCTGGAACATATCAGCAAAAGCACTCTTATGATAAAAGGAAAAGACTTTATTCATCGGGTGGAATTTCAAAATATCGAATATATTGAGAGCCGAAACAAATACATCATTATTCACTGCACTTGCGGTATAGTTTATACGGAACGATGTAAACTGTCTGATATTGAAGAATTACTGGATTCCAGATTCTTGAGGTGCCACCAGAGCTACTTAATAAACATGGATGAGGTAAAAGAAATAAACACTTCGTTCCTTATGTTTTCTGGGGATACTGTGCCTATCAGAAGAAAAGACTTTGCAAAAATAAAAAACGAATTTGAAGAATATACAACATTTAAGTAGCTCCCGGGAAAGCCCCGGGAGTGTTTTTGTTATTTAAGAAGTTTGTTTACTGCATTCTGCACTTCTGTATAATTGTAGCCAGCAGCTTCCAGGCGGTCTTTTCTGTCCTGTCCATTTCCCCATTCGCCGTTAATTACCTCTTTTGCTACCTTGGCTACACTTTTCTTTGCGGTCACGGAATACACAGCTTTTCCATTCCAATCAAAAACAGAATAACCGGCTTTGCAAGCTTTCTTTGCATTTTTGAGTGACTTGTACGCCCCGATCTGGCTCTTGGAATTCTTCCAGGTCTTGCGGACACGGTAATACTTATCAACTTTTACCGTAGGCTTTGTGGTTGGAACTGTCACGGTTTCACTGGAAATAAACTTCTTAAATCTATTCCAGTCTCCCTTTCCACGGATAACGGAAGGGCAATTCTTAGCGCAAACATCGTAGTGCTGCACTACTCGGCTTGCCGGAATGCCGTATTTCTTCATAAGCTGCTTGCACACATCAACGGTATTCTGGAATGCTTTTTCGTAGTTATATCCAGCATTCATGCACATTTCAATACCGATAGAATTGTGATTGTTCACAGTTCCAAAAAGCTTACCTCCGTAATTTACTCCAACGTGCCAAGCTCCACGATTATACGGCAAGGCTTGGTATGCTGACTTATCGTCAACGAATACATGGGCGGAATAGCCATGAAAATTGCCATTATGCTGTGCAGTGGCGTGTGCTTTGGCATCTGCTGTAGCTGCGGTATTATCCGTATTGTGGATGACAATATACAGAGGTGTTTGTCCGGCGTAGCTGTTGTTGTTGCTGATTAATGAGGTATTGATATTCATGTATGGTCTCCTTTCATTGTTGAGGTTAAAAAAGTGCATAATAAAAAGCACCCCATTTGGAGTGCTCTTTAGCATAAACTCTTTATACAATATATCTCTTATGATTAAATTTCACAGAATCATGGCTGTTGTTACCACATCCTGCATAGCTGCTACCACATTTTTTATAAAATTTTCTGTCATAAAAGTATCACCTCCTTACCACAAGTATAATCGGTATCAGGGTAAGGAAGCTACTTTTTCCTATAATCTCCAGCAAACAAAATAGTGAGAGCTTCAATAATGGGTATAATTTAAATTTAACAGACTGGAATAGCATTTCGGCTCCAGGTATATATTCGGGAAATGGAAGTGATGCCAAAAATTCTCCGAGTTATTCAGAAGGGATATGGATTAACGCAATCGCTTTTGCTTCAAATGGAAATAAGAATTACATAACTATAATTGCATTTTATGGATTACATATATCCGTTAAAACTAAGGCTAAGGAAACATGGAGCGGATGGGAATTGCTTGTTTAAAATGATAATTTTATCCGATTCTTTTGCAAGAGACCCAAACACCACTTGATTTATATACTATGGTAATTTGTGTAGAATTGGCACAAAGTAAACAGGCGTCAGAACCTCCGCTACTTGGTAAAAATATTCCAAAAGACCATGATGGAATTTTTTCACCTGTACTACCCACATCAATACCAGTGCTACCTATTGATATTAATTTAGCTTTATTTCCATCCGGTAATTGTGTAATGCTTTCTGTCTTTCGTGATAATGAGTCACTATTTAGTGCATTTATCGCCCCGATGATTGTCTTATTATTTGTCTCCAATTTCGAGATCACAGCCGTTGCCATTTTATCAACGACATAATCCCAAAACTTGCTCATCAGTCCGCGCTTGTTCGCTCTCGCAGTTGCGTCATACAGCATTACTTCGTCATTATCCGCTAACGTATCTTTTGATGTGTATTCAGTCCATTTTGGCATGTTGTTGCCCTCCTTTAATTATTGATATTAATTCATAAAAAGAGGATGATTTCTCACCCTCTTTATACTGATTTGCTTAACAATTGTTTGATTTCTGCAAGTTCTTCTTTAATGCTTTTTAATTCAGATTTTAATTCTTCGTTCTCGGATTTGAGCTCCTTTATCTTCTCATGATTGAATTTTATCATGGCGAACATGGATGGAATCATAATTCTGTAATTCCAATCCTCTGGCTTCCCATCTGGTAAATGGTTTACTGCAATTGGAAAACGCCTTTCCATGTCCTCTGCAAGAAACATTGGCATTAATTTATCATATCGGCTATCGTTTTTATCGAGATATCCTTCTTTATACTTCGCCCAAACGACCTTTGTCCTATAGAGTTCTTCCAGTTCTTCTTCCTTGACAGTTGTTCGAATTGACTTATACCGCCAGGAAGATGATGGAACCTTAATAACCATGCCTTGACTGTTAACTCCTAAGTGTGTTCCATCTGTAATTGATCCAAGGTTTTCTATACAAAAGAAATTACTTTCATCTCCAAATTCACTAGATTTAGGACTGTTTTTAATTTTTACACCGCCATCAATAACAAATCCGTTTCCATTTGCTTTTAGATCAACGCCATTTATGGTTACCATGTTGTTTTTCGCATCAAGTACAATGGCACCGTTTGCAGAGGTTAATTTTCCATTTGTTTTATCAATCTGCCAGTTTCCAATTTCCCCAGTTAGTGACTTTACGCTTCCAGAAAATTCACCTTGGTTAAAATGAACGCCTGTATTGTCAATATATCCAACCTGTGTGCCGCTTGCATTCAGAATGGAAAGTAACCCATTTCCGTTATTTGAACCTCCAAGTTTCAATGTACCTCCATGTGCATAGGTGAATGAAAAATACAATTCTCCATTTTCCATGTATATTCCCTTTATTGCACCGTTGTTTGTAAGCATATTGAACACTTGTTCATTTGTGTAAGCATATTCAAGCTTTGGCATGTAAATATAGGTATCAAATTTTACGCTAGACCCAACTGATGATGTCAAGATTCTCAAACTGTTTAAACTATCATTTGGTAAGCTAGATAAAGTTGTTGTTACTTGCATTCTTTGCCATTCAGTTGTAGTTTTAGCATTTAATATTGTTTTACTTCCAAGATACACATATACTTGTGTTGCAACACTAGTTTTTATCCAAAACGAAAAAGTATAATTTCCAGTAACTTTTATTGGCTTATAATTTTTCGTTCCAAATTGTGCTCCAGTTCCGTTTATTTTGATTGCATTTTTACCGCCATCTACATCCTGAACTCCATACTCATATGTATATGCACTCTGTGTAGACCAATAATCTTTAACATTTTGTTCTGTTAGATAATAGCCTTTAATAATATTGTCCGATGTAATATCTTGGACTTGTTTTACGACTTCTTCCTGTGCTATATCAGTAACGCTTTTATCTCCTAATGTAAACTGTGAAGCTGCTATTGTTACCGCACCGGTAGTTTTGTCAATGGAAAAAGTGGTCTTTCCGTTGCTATCAACAACCCTAATTCCTTTGGCTTGCACGTATTCTCCATTTACATAGACATTTCCGTTTTCATCCAAGTAAATCCCTTGTGCCTTGCCACCATTGGTAAGTTTGTTGAAAATATCAGCTTGTGTCTGTCCATCAACAGCTGATTTTGCTGAGCTATTAGCAATCTCATTGACCGTCTTTCCTTGTAACGAAAAAGTCTTTGGAGCTAGAATAACATTTCCTTTACTGTCGATTTCTAAAGTCACATTTTTGTCGTCATCAATAACTTTCAGCCCTCGACCATTGATTCTCTCACCAGCAAGCAGTCCGGCTAAAATATATTTTGCATTAATGTATACTTTTCCATCTTCGATATAGATTCCCTGTTCCGCTCCACCTTTTGTGAGTTTATTGAACACTTCGTCCTGTCCGAGACTAGTATCGTAATTGTTAATTGCATTTTTGATATCGTCTTTGTCTGCATACTTGAAATCAATCCAATCAGAAGCATCAAATACTCCACTAACCCGATTTACCGTTGATGTTTTGAGCGAGGCCTTCCCTTCATTGTTCGTGGTTACCCACATGTCACCTTTGTAATATGGTGGAGTTGGTTGAACCATGTAAACAGAAGACTTCCCATCTATCTTGTCTAACAGCTCATTTGGTATGGATTGTGGTTGCCAAATACCAGATTTAAAAATCCATTGTGTGTTATCAGAGGTATTGTGCCAAAGATCGCCTTCATGCTCTGCTTTTTCTGATTCCCATACCAAGACAATTTCATTCCCGGATTCATCTAGAATCTTGTTTCCATCAATATCACACCACGGTAATTCCTCTGTTTTTGTCCATTTTACGGATGGATCATTTGGCTGATACCAGGTCTCAATCTTTCCATCGATTTGAGACTGTAAATTATTGATATCAGTTGTGTATGTATTGCTTATAAAATTATTTACTTCTTTTTCTGCTTTTTCCTTTGCAATTGCATTAACATCTTTTCCCTTGATTTGTACTGAGTCTGCATTAATAACAACCCTTCCTGTTGTTACATCAACCAGGAAAGTTGTATTTCCGTCTTTGTCAATTGCTTTAATAGTTCCTGTATTAATCCAGTCAGCATTAACGCCTGTAGCAGTAAGGATTCTGGCAATTACATCACCATCAACCGTCATACCGCCATTCCAATGTTGTCCACCATCTGTAGATACAGCCCACGCTTCTGCAGTCATTTTCCATACAATGTCAGAATCGGATAACTGCGGCTTATTATGAAGATAATAGATGTTGCTTCCGTCCGGCTGTGTTTCCACAGTAGTATATGTACCGGAAGATTCAGACAATCTTTGAGACAATTCTTCAATTGCCTTTTCTCTTGCGGTACGTTCATCTCTTAAATTCTTATTATTTTCTGCCTGTATTTGTTGATTAAGGCTATATTGTTTCTGCTTATTCCTGGATGCACTCTTAGCACTGCATTCAAGTTGCTCAAATGCGCCTGGATTCAAAGTAGCAGAAGTTAGGTAGCTCTTATACTGTTTTCCGTTTCTATCGGAAATCGCAATGGTGTCACCAGCTTCCCATGCAATATTTGTTAAAGCACCGGTAGAAAACGGTCTGAATTTCATTCCAACACATCTGTCTGAAATAATCTTACAGATTTCTTCTCCTGTTCCCTCTTGGATTAGCTTATTATCACTTATTTCTATAACGTAGCCAGATTTCCCCGACTGATATGTTTTCGCTTCATTTTGAGAAGAATTTTCAACGTATTCTGTAACTTTTATACCTGTTATTTCAAGATCATACAGCCACGGAGTAAATCCGTTTGTTTGAATTGCTGTAATCCCAGTCTGCATGATAGTAATGATTTGTTCACCAGTGGTATCTAATATGTCGTTACCTTCTACATCTTTCCATGGAGTTTCCACCAAATCATAAAAATTATCCGGGACTTCACGTTCGTACCATCCAAAGCATAAGCGACCATATTCGTCACATTTCGCCCACTGGCAGCCCATCTGCGCTACCCATGCAATTACCTGTCGGAAAGTAATGCTACTATCATCTGGTCGATTCTGAATCACAAAATCATCATTATCAAACCTTGTAGATTGAAGTGTTACTCCGCACACCTCACAAGCATCCTGGATGATCTGTAATCTTGTTGCCGGGTATGTCAGTTTACTATCAGAATAATCACGATCAAATAATCGCATTGAATCTTCGCAGGTTAGGCTGATAATTGCAGTGCTTTGATATGGAGCATCTGTTACCGTCATAGTACAGATACGGATTTTTTCAATACCAGTAGATAATTCAAGTCCAATATAGCAAACAACCCTTGCTCCATCCCAGATGTAATCTGTGTACTTGCCAGAAAAGTTGTTGATCTGCAAAGTTAGTTTATTTATAATAGCTGCGCCAATATCAAAGGAACCATTTTGTGATACTGCATCCTCAAACTTGAAGCCGTTAGACCATAAGTCTTTGTCGGTAATGGATAATGTACTTCCGTCCGTAAAGGTAAAATCTGCATATTTCAGATAGTTGCGGTTCCCACTATTCTGTTGTTCTTTAAATTCCGTTGATAAATTTCGCATATCTTACCTCTCGATAAAATCAAAACTAAGTCCTTCCATGCGCTCATTGCCTATCCACCAACACTTAAAAGGGGATTCCCTGTCACCAACATAGAATGTTCTGGTTTCGTGCTTGTTCGCAGACAGCAAGTCTGGATATGTGACCTGTATGTACTCTGGGTTTACCGCCTGTATAATCTTGCAAGCAGTGTCCCAATCTGGGCCATTCCAGCCAACAGACAGCTTTCGTTTCTGTCCAACTCTGTTTTTGTGCATGGTCGTATCGTCTGTTCTGCCGGATTCTGATGCCGATATATCCTGTAATCCCCATGTAAAAGAAGAAGGACAGGGCATTGCTACCCCATCCACTTTTAAAAATGCTTCTGCCATATGCTAACCCTCATGTATTTTTACGCACGAAAAAAGCGCCTACCCCGAAAGGTAAACGCTTTAAAAATTGCTTATTATGATTTTATAGTATAACATACGGTGAAAGTATCATTCAGTATACTTCGGTATCATTTAAAATTCTTTTCTTTCTCAAAAAGAGTGTGTGCAAATGCATGAATCATTGCAATAAAAGTTATATTGTGCATTTTTTCAACCATCTCAATAAGTTCCTCTTTATAATTCATTCCACAATTCCTCCTAACACTCTAATCAACTTCTGTTTGCGGTTATACTTCAAAATCTCGGAAATCTGCCCCATCATATCATCCATTGTCATGTTGCTCTTCATGCTGTTGCAGCGCTTACAAGCCAGTTGCAGATTCTTAATATCATTGGTGCCGCCACGAGACAACGGCATAATGTGGTCGATTGTCATTTTCTTAAATTTGACAGGCTTACCGCATATCGCACATTTTCCGTTGCACTTGGCGTACACACTCTTTTTCTGAAAGTCATTGAACTGGATTCTATTTGCCATACGATCACGCTTTCTGCTCCATAGATTCAAGAGCCTTAAATTTCTGTCTTGCTTTATTGGCATAATCGCTCAAAATCAACAGTTTCATTGTCATAAATTGCTTGTTATATGCAAAGAAAAAGCTTTTCTTTTCGTCCATCTCTTCTGTGCTGTTAAATCCATACTGTTCCATGAAATCATCCACAAGAAACTTGATTTTATCAATAGTGTCCTCTACTTCGAACATTGTGTTTTCTCTATCCATATTTTCTGTCATTTTATTTTCCTCCTGTGTATCTCTGTAAAAATCTAATTAAAAGAATCTCTGCTGTGCGTTTTCTGTATCAATCTCATTCTTCAAGAAAACTGGCGGTTTATATTCTCCAATAATCTTGACTGCCTGTTCTACCTGGCTTCTCTTAATTGCCTTGTAGCTTTTTACCTGGAACTGGTAGCGCAGATTGGAATGAATGTTACTGTAAATTTTCTGGCGAATGGAACGGCTATTGTAAGCATTGGATTCCTTACCGCCAAGCACCAGTGTTCCTTTTCTCTTTACGGCTTCCGTGATTTTCTCCGCTTCAATCGGGAGAATCGGCAAATCCATTTTCAAAGTCTCAAACTCTGTCTGAATATCGTCAATCCGCTTATTCAGTTCTACGTTTCCCTGTGCTAGAAGCTGAATCTGTTCGGGAATAGTCATGGGAGAATTCCTCTTTTCTGAAAAAGCATCTGCCAAAATATCCTTTGCTTTTAACTGGTATTCAAGCAATTTGGCTGCTAATTCTGGATGCTCATTTTGCATCTTCTCTGTTATGTTTATTTTTGCAAGCCAAAGTGGAACAAAATCTAATCTAAGTGCAACAGTCTCGTTATTTTTATCAAATACCCCTGCCTCAAATTTGAGGCACCCCATTTGTAATGTTTTATCTTTTTGGACATTCATAATCTGTCTATCTTTTTGTCCTTTGCTCATGCCAAGGGCATTGCAGAAATAACTTACTCCTGCATATACGAATCCATCAGTACCTTTTGCTGCCATAATCATGTCACCTAATACATTTACATTTTTTACTACTAAGTTTTGCATAAAAAAATACTCCTTTTCTCTTGAAAAGAAGTCTCACAAATGATAAGATATTAATTACCAGAGGCGAGACTTCTGGTTGCTTAAACAGTCGTTTGTGCTTTGGTCGGTGCTACGGCTGTTTTTTAGTTTCGAGAATCTTTATCTACTAATTCGATTCCCTTTGTGATAACTTTTGTCTTTGTAACTTGAAGTCTTTTTGCACATTCCTCTAATAGTGCATTTTCTTCCTGTGTAAGTCTGACTTCCAATCTTACGCTTCTAGGATTGTCCGTCAACTTTTGCCCTATTTTGGGAGACATTTTATCACTCCTTTCAGATTGTACGTACATTTTGTACATCTTTAATATATCAGTTTGTACGTACAATGTCAACCATTATTTTAACTTTTTCCTAATTTCCTATTCCACTATCCGTTTTGGAATGGTAAAATATGTGTATCACATTAAAGAGGGGGATTTTACATGAAAAGAAAATTTTTTATGATTTTGGCTTTAACATCCATTTTTTCAAGTGTTACGCCTGTGTTCGCTAAAACAGATAAAGAAATTCTTTTTAGGGATATTCCATGGGGAACTTCTTTCTCAGATACAAAGGATTTGTTTCCAGATCAGTGTCTTTATGGCATACAATTAGATGGGATAAATGCAATGAGTACAAAAGAAATATTAACTGGTATGTCTGACGATTCCAATGTTTATGATGGTAAAATTTGCCTTTATGCTCAGCCATTAGATATAGCAGATGTAGATGTAGCTGGATATTCTACTCCTTACTTGAATTTTTACTATTCTTATAGCATTAATGAAAATAAAATAGATTTTGATGATAGTAACACTTTGCTATATGGTGCACAATATGAATTTGAACCGCAAGATATAGACTCTATGTATTCTGATTTACTTGAAAAACTTTCATCTGTCTATGGTAATCCTGATAAAACAGAGAGCGATACTACTCAATGGGGAATAAAAAATATTTATACATGGTGGTATGGTGCTAACAATACTTCTTTAGTTCTTCGGGCATCTGATTTATCAGATTATGATGATGATTTAGAAAATAACAAAATATATATTTCTTATGCCTGGCAAAAAGGAGATGAATTATTAAAAACTGCCGATGATACATTATCTCAAATGCAAATGGATAGTGAATCTGAAGTTTATGGAAATGGCATAACAAACGGATTATAAAAGGCTAGAGATTTCTCCCTAGCCTAATTTTTCTTTTACCATTCTGGTGCTGGCATATCACGAACATCGTATGACATATTTACGTATACTTCATAACGATCTGGAATTATTGTATTATAATTTAAATCAGTTGGAAAATATGATTGTAAGTAATCAACGCTTCCTTTTCTTTGAACATTAGCAAACAAACCATCGTCACATCCAATTATTCTATTATTTTTATAGTATACAACTGCCATATGGGTTCCACGATTGTTTTTTCCGTTATTCTTAACTGTTAAAACAACACCCTCTGTTCCTAAATTTGATGTATACGTAATATTCTTTGCATTAAAATCAAAATATGATACATTTTCTGTTTTTAAATTAATTTTTACAGAATCCCATTGACTTCCATAATTTGTCATTAATGTAGCATATTTCATCCCTGGCTCAATTACACACGTATCATACTGATTGCTTACTGAAACTATTTGTCCATTCAAACAAAAAGCACAGCTAATATCAACAGAAACCGCATAATTGTAATTATTTTTAAGAATTATAACTTCTCCCCTTGGCGTTGCTTCTGCGTGATACGTTACATTGTTTTTGGAGGCATTCGTATTTCCGCTAAATCCACCATTAGAAGCCTTTTTCACAGTAACCTTACAGGTGAATTTCTTTCCAAGAATGGTTGCTGTAATATTGGCGGTTCCTGCCTTTTTCGCAGTAATTTTTCCATTTTTTACGGTCACAACACTTTTCTTTGAGGATTTCCATTTTACAGTCTGTTTAGTTCCTTTTACTTTTATGGTACTTGTCTCTCCAACTTTTAAAGTAAGGCTTTTCTTGCTAAGTTTTGGAGATTCCACAGTTACTTTGCAACTATACTTCTTTTTGCCCACTTTTGCAGTAATTGTAGCAGAACCCGATTTCTTGGCTGTTACTTTCCCAGAACCACTTACCGTTGCCACAGATTTCTTGCTGGAAGTCCATTTTGTCTTTCCTTTTGTTCCAGACAATTTCAGTTGCAAGGTTTGTCCAGTAAGTAACGTTGCCTTGCTCTTGCTAATCTTCCCTGCCGCAGATACTGGAACTGCCATACAGACAATCAATAGCATGACTGCCAAAACTGATAGTAACTTTTTCGCTTTCTTCATACATACGTACCTCCCAATATTTGATACCCATATTGTACCACCTTGGGACGTATTCTGGAAGTCCTATTTCGCTTTTCTATCAATTTCCGCAGTCACAGCAAACAAAAGAGCTTCGGCAAATTTTGCTCCAAAAGAATCAGAGTATTTATCGTGAATCCGGTTTGCTTCCATGGTGAGATTTTCCCACTTCGGGATATCGTCCTTTGAGATAAAGGCATACTTCTTGTGGAGATTCCATATTTCTTGCCAGATGGAAAAGTAAGTCTGCTTAAAGTCCATTACACGTACAACACTCCATGATATTTCTCGAGCCTATATTTCTGCTTGATATTTGGATATTTTTTGTGATCCACTTCACTGTAAAACATATTTTTCGGTCTGGCAAATAATTTCTTTTCACCATACAAGGCTCTATATATCACCAGCTCTTCCCTTGTTTCTGTATGCATGGCAAAACCGACAATCTCATACAGGTATTCATTATCATGCGGATTCTCGATGGTTTCTCTCTTAAAGTGTTGTACAATATCCCCTGGTTCAAATAATGGTCTGTTCATTTTCTTTGTTTCCTTTCTCCACAATTAATTAATTTCTTTTATCAAAATTCAATTTTCTTGGATTTAGCCTATATTTTATCGGATGAGAAGTTTTGAAACGGATTTGGTTATTTTATTGCAGTAATTCTTTATCAATAATCTGGAAGTTCGCCCTGTGGATATAAAGAGCTTTTCCGTCAATCATTAACTTTGTCATTTTAGGTAGATCGTCCGGGATTTTCCAGAACACCTCGTCACCAGAATATGCGGCTATAGGCTGTCCAAGTTGAGATTTGATTACTACAACCCTGGATTTCCCGAAATAATTTTTATAACAATTCAAAATCCCGGCTATGTATGTGTTCTCTGAAATCTTCCCAGTTGAATGGCTAATTATATCCTCCTGGGTAAAATCAACCTCTGGCTTCAATCCTTTTTGTTCAAAAATACAAGTATCACCACAGCTTTCAATTTCTTTACCGTCAATCAGAATTGTAATAACGGAAGATACGTCATAGCTGGTTGTTTCGTTACCCTCACTATCGTAGCCCTTGGATTTAGTTTTATTCCCAGAAATGTTAATCTTGTCCCCAGTGGTGGTCATAACCTTTTGACCGTAGTTATCGTAGGTGTAGATTGTGTAGCTGTTACCGGAAAGATTTCCTTTCACGTCATTCATGTAATCGTCATTCGCTGCACAGCCTGTTAGCCCTATAAAAATGCAAATACAGATAATGGTTGCCAGTAGCGCTTTGATTCTTTTCATAGTGTGTCCTCCCTGTTCTCAATTTTCATCAACAATATTTTCCGCACATAACCAGACATGAAATGCGAATAATGGTGATCCGTGTACTCACTGAATGAAGTGCCGAAATATTCATCAATCACTTTCATGTATGTTTCAATCTCAACATTCTGGAAGTAATCTGGATTTGGCCCGAAACCAAACTTGTCCAGGATATTATCCAAAGCGTCTTGATTGATTTTTATGTGCGGTTTTCTGGTTCGTTCTTCATACCTCTTGAAGAAATACTTTGATACTACCAGAAAGCGGTTGGTTGTATATGGGCTTGTCGTATATCCCAATTCTTCAAGACGCACTGCAACCTGGTTCTTGAATGCAGACCAATTAAAAGATTTACGGTCTATTGGAGCATACTGAATGCTTTCTTCTGTCAACATATTTTTGATATGTTGAGAATTGAACCACTCGTTAGAGTGGTATGCATTTTTCTCTTCTTTTGGGTTAATAAAATCAGTATTAAATATATCAGTTATTGATTCATCAGTATTTGATATATCAGTTCTTTTATTATGAGGGTGGTGTTCTACATCTGGAGCTTCTAGGGCTAGGCTTTCTACACCTTGCTTTGGAGCATCTTGTTTATCTTCAGTTTCTTCTATTTCCTGTGGCGTTTCGTAAATATTATAAACATATTCAAACTTTGATCTGCCCTCTTCTTTACAAGGCTTTTTCTTATCAACAATAAGATATCCTGTCTCCTTTAATTCTTTTATGGTAGACCTCACCGCTGTTTCATTTTCTTTTAAAATTGAGCATAGACCTGGTATGGAATAATTCCAAGAATCTGGTAAAGAAAACATTACTGATAAAAGCCCTTTCGCTTTCAAACTTAAATTTTTATCTCTCAAATGGTGATTGCTCATCACCGTATAGTTTTTAGTTTTGTGTACTCTAAATACTGACATAAAATGACCTCCATTCATTTTTCCTCCAATTTTATAAAAACAGTGAGCTTGTCTCTTGGAGGTGAGACTTTCGGGAGCTACCCTAGCCCACTGGTTTTAACATTATGTTATTTCCAAGTAATTCCGTTTGGAAGAAAAGAATCTGTCATACCTGTTACATTCCGAATTTCATAGTTCTTAATGCCAGAATCAATGAAATTATCCAATGTATGTTTTAATCCAGACCATTCAAGCATTTGTTCAGCTACTTTCAAATATTTTTCCAATTCATCAAAAGCATATGATGATTGGTATATTCTTGCAATGTCGATTTCTTCCCAAGTATTTTTTGCACCATACAATTTTGAATGATATTGCTGGTGTAAACTCTTTGGAAGTAAAATCAAATTATTAATATCATTGTTTTCTCGAATAGCGTCTATATGGTGAATATCAAATTCATTTCCAAACTCAATTCCATAGTATTCTTTGTAATACTTCCGATAATTAAAACTCTTTGCCATAGATTGATACCTGCCTTTCGTATAAAAGAGTGCCTTGAACTGTATGTAAATCAACAGGCAGGCGGCAAGGCATTTCCGCTTTTCGATGATCGGTCTAGCCTGTTGGTTTTACCGAATTAATTAATCAAACATTTTGAATGTTTCCTTGCAAAATTCCTCATAGTCGGTTTTCCCGACCAGTGGCATTTTATTCCTCAGTTTTTCCATGGCTCTAAAAAACTTGCCTTGGTCTTTATTCCAGATTTTACAGGAAATTAGAAGATACTTCTCTTCTGTATGTCCAAATTCTTTTCCGAAATTCACTCTAATTTTCTCATTCTTAAAAAGTTGGTCTGCCAGATACTCTTCTGTATCTGCAAAAATGTATTCACTGCGGAATAAATGCTTTTGAATTAAGATGTAATTTTTATATGACATTGTAGTTTCCTCCCATAATTTAAGCTACTTCCAAATAAGCAATATCCTTGAACATTTCCAGACGCTTTTTGCAGTCCTTGTAAATGTCTTTGTAATGCTTGTTTTCGTCAATACCAGCCTGTATACAATGAAGAATAATATTTTCCGCAACAGTAAGGTTACTTAACTGTTGTGCGGTTGCGTTATCTCTTCCAGAAACTCCGCATATTTTATTTGCTAATTTTGTATATGTAATATACATTTTGTCGGAATGTTCAGAACCTTGTAATTTTGCGTATTCAACAAGACTTTTCAAAACATCCGTTTCGGCTTTTCTGGTGAGCTTTCCTTGTTCTCTGGTTTGAATCCAATTTTTACTTTGTCGTTCAAAAATAAACTGACGCATTAAATAAAACTGTCTAACAAGTTCTTTTTTGAATGCGACAACCGTTTTATTATTTCTCATTAATGTAATGATAAAAGTAGCCTGTTCTTCATTTAGAAAATATATTTTTTCAAAATTAGTTCCTCTGGAATATTTTACAGGTCTCATTTCAAATGCGAGCTGTCCAAACTCAGATATATCATTTTCATATTTCGCAATTAACTGTTGTATGGAATGATGTTTTATCCCAACTCCATCAGATATTATTTTACTATCTGTAAAAATTTGATTGTTTTTAACTGTTACTAATTCCATGTGTATCCTTTCTTTTGGCAACTGCATATGCAGGCAGGATAAAATAAAAAAGAGCCGCCAAGTAAGATAAAAATTCCTCACGATTGAGAAATGTTAATTTCTTCTTAGCGGCTCAAAAATCAAGACCGTGTGTACTTCTTCATTGAGAAAATTATACCACACAATCAGTCAAAAATCAATATGCCGGGGACGGATTGAAACGGCTATTCGTTTCATTCTGGGCTTTTGTTACAGCTTTCGCAATCTCGCTTCCGTCCAGGATAATGCTGTTCATAATGTACTGCGGATTCTTGTTTCCGCTGTTCATACTCATTGCCATTGCAACGCCCTGCGCTACTGCTTTTGCCATTTCTTCTTTTGTAAGTCCCATGCTTCCGTCTGAACTGGAAACAATGCTGTCTGCGATCTTCTTCATGGTTCGTGGATTTTCCAGCGGAAGAACGGCTTCGGAACCGGCTTCACCGATACCAATTACCTGTGCACCGTTGAAAAGGCCACCTTTGGCGTACCAATTAGGCTTGTAAACTGGTGTAGAACTGGTTCTTCCACCGCCAAGATCATGTTTTCTCCACTCTGAAATATAATAAGTCAGAGTCGGTAAATGTACTTGTTTCATGCCGTCAGCGAATGATTGAGCAGTTTCCCGACCAATTGATGTAAGATTAACATTAAATAGCCTTTTAATTTTATCCGAAATTCCAGACAAATTAGATTCTGTGTAGGTTTTCATTTTTCCAGTTTCCGTGTCAACTTTGCCAGAAGCCTTTTCCCAAATCTGGTTTGTATTGATAAGAACAGAAGACCAATAGCTTTGAATGGTGGTCATAACCTTACCCATTACATCTTTTGTATCGGTGTCCATGGTTCCGAGGGCTGTCGATACAGCACTTGCAGAATTTTCCCAATTGGTTTTAGAGTTGGTTTCAACATCATCATTCGTGTTCTTTATCTTCGACCAAATGGAAGGCATTGTGCTTTCTGTGCTTTTTTTCATCCCAGCCATTGCCGTGCTTACAGCTGCACTGGCTATTCCAAAACCAGTCTTAGAGTTTGAAGAAATGGATTTCGTAGCTGTTTCCACTGATTTGCTCATTGTTGATGAAGATTTTGGAACATCTTCTGAAAAAGCTTTAATAACTTTTCCTGTGTCAATTCCCATCTCTGTCATTTTATCCATCAAGGCTTGGAATGCGGCTCTGGCTGTTGCACCAGATGATTCTTGTTGCTGAAGGACAGCACTTAATTCATCAAACTGCGTTGGAGTGATTACCGCTTGATTTGAAAGTCTTTCTAATGCAGATTTCGCATTATCAAATTCTGTCCCCATCGTACCGATATATTCATTAATATTACTTACATGAGAATTTGTAGAAGTATCGGATTCTTCCATTGCCTGTTTTAATGCTTGCTTAAATGTATCGGAAGAAATTCCAAGATTTTCAAGTGATGTTTCTACGGTTTGGAGCTGTCCATCAAAATCAAATGCATTGTCTTTCACATTTTTTAAATCACCGCCAAGACCGATAAATTTATCCCCGGAAATTCCAGTTTGGTCTTCAAGGATTTTTAATGCTTTTCTAACAACTTCAAAATCGTTAAATGCGTCAGCTGTGGAGTCTTTAAAGTCCATAGCTTTTTTTACCTGTCCAAGGCCTTCCATGACAAATGCAGTTGCGCCCAAATTTGTTGCGTATCCCCAAAATCCTTGGAATTGTCCACCAGCTGTTTGTGCGACATCACCGAGATTTTTTATCTTTTCTGCAAGTGTAGTAAACCCGCCATTTCCTGCCGATTCTGCCGCATCTCCTAAATCTTTTATTGCTTCTTTTGCTCCACTTGTGCCATCTCCAAGTACATCTGCTAATTTTTCAGCAATCATTTCAGCGTTTTTCTTTTCAGCTATTTTCCCTGCAATGTGTCCCACAAGTGAACCAACAAGAGTTCCAATACCTGTGATATTTGCTATTTTTACTGCAATAAATGCTTTTGTAAGCCATTCTGCAAGATGTCCAGCTATCGGGTGCTTTTCCTCTAATCCATCGAATAATCCGTTTAATGCACTGGTAAGGCCAGTTAATAGCAGATCAGCTGCGGTACTAAGGATTTCACCCCATGGCAATTCACCAAGGAATGTTCCAACTCCTTGTCCGAACTCATAGAAAGTGTCTGTAGTGAGAGAATCTTTTAATGCGGTACACAGGTGAGATATAAAATCTCCAAGAGCCTGTCCATTTTCTTTCCAGTTTGTTTCTTTGATGAATTTAGCGATTCCATCTCTTATCTTGGTTGCGAGATCATCCCAATTAAATGTTTCGGTAAATGATTTTAAGCTTTCAAACGCCCCATTCAGTAAACCGGAAAGAGCGTCTGCAATTGTGTTCATGTCTATCTTTTTGATTGCACCATTTAAGGCATTTCCAAGTGCGGTACCAAGCTTACTCCATCCGGTAATTCCAGCACCATCCTTTTTCGACATATCCTTTACAAAGCCAGAAAGCATTTTCCAAGATGCCATAAAACTGTTCCCAATTAAGTTTCCAAGACCTGTCCAGTCAATTTCCTTTATAGCACCTTTTAAAAGTTGAGACAGTTTTGCCCCTATTCCGGAAAAATCTATTCCTCCTTCTCCGAGCAACAGGTTTAGGGTATTTACTGCCGTGTTAATTCCAGCTCCAAGCAATCTTCCCATTAAGTCAAAATCTATACCGCTAACCATGGAATTGAATGCCGTGGTAAATGCATTTACAAATTCGGTTATTTTCGGGCCAACATTATTCCAATTAATAACTTCGTATATTTTTTGCATTCCAACATTTATCATATCTGCAATAGTAAAGCCTAGTCCCTTCCAGTCTTTATTGATAAATGCTTTTCTGATTTTAGCAGCCCATTTATTGATTGGTGTTTCGTCAACAGTCAAAACTTCATCCAGTGAATCTTGTATTCCAGCAAAACTATCTGCTAAATCTCCAAGTCCAGAACCAAGACTTTTAGATTCAGTTCCAGAATTATCGGAATTATCTGTAAGCTGATTTAATTGGTCGAATGGCAATACAGAAAGTGCCTTTTTTAATTTCTTGGCAGATGATGTAGCGTCATCAAGCCCGGAGGAGGCATCGTCACCAGCTGTTTCTATACCGCCTAAGTTAGATACAATATCACTAACTCCACTCTGCGAGCCTTTTAGTTTCTTACCCATCAATACATACATGAAGTTGCGGAATGCATTTGCGGCTTGCATAAGCTTTGACATGAGCGCATTAAGTGCTTGAATAGCCGGAAGGATTCCAGCAATTAAGCCTTGCCCGATTACTGCGGAAAGTGACTGGAAATTCAGAGTGAGTAAACGAACCTGGTTCGCCCATGTGCCAGATGTCCTTGCGAAATCCCCTTGCACATCACCTGTAACTGACATTAAATAGTTATATCGAAGAGCTACTTTTTCAGCTTGAGACATTGCATTATAAGATGTTGTAATTCCCCTTGAAAGAGCATAAGCCTCCATATTTGCAACGGATAAATTAATGCCCAATTGTCTTAAAGGCTCAATTTCCCCGGAAATTCCAGAACGTATTTTCTGAAAAGCAGTATCGGTATCAACATTGTAAAATGATGCAATATCCCCGGCTAATCCAGCAAGAGAAATTGACATTTTAGAAGCTGCATCTTGCGCAACACCAGATGATTTCATCATTGCCATCATGGTTCCAGAATATTGCTTTGCTGCCAATTCTGATAATCCAAATTGTTCTTTGGCCGTAGAAGCAAATTTGTAGGCTTCATCTGCCATGCTTCCAAAGGAAACATCTACAACATTTTCGATTTCTGTAATAGCAGAGCCAAAACCAATTGCACTTTTTCCTAAATTTGCCAGACCACGAATAGCCTTAAAACCGATAGCAGTTTTAAGAAAATTTCCGAGATTAAAAGAAGCGGTTTTAATTCCAGAACTACTATTCCCGAGACGTTGAAACCATCCAATAATGCCTTTTACCCCGGTTCCAATTATAGAAGAAGTTTTACTAACAATATTACCAAGGCTAGATGTTGCAGATGATAATTTAGAAAACGCACTGGATATAGAATTTGTAGCGGAATTCACTTTACCGCCAGAATTTGCCAACTTTGCTAGTGCTTCCGTCATGCGGATTGTGTTATCACTGATTTTAGGTGCAGTTTTCATCACGTCAAAGAAAGATAATACTTCCTTTGCTAGTGTTCCAAGTTGGCTTGACGTTTGTCCGATTTTATTTCCAGAGCTTGCCAATTGTGCAATAGACTGAACTAACCTATTTACAGGTTCAGATATATCGCCAACGCTCGTAAAACTCTCTACGATTGATTTAAGATTTCTTCCAAGCCCAGGCAATTCAGCAGATACATTCGCAATATATTCACCAGAATTGGCTAGTCTAGCCATTGAATTGACAAAACGATTAACACTGGTAGATACATCTGGAATCTCTGCCAAATTGCTTAATTGATGGATTATTTCTCCGAGTTTCCCAGAATCAAATCCACTAACATCAACCTGGCTAAGCCTGTTTATTGAGTTGATAACTGCATTCAGACCAGAGCCTTTATAATCTACTCCACCCATTGTCTTTATGGAATTTGAGAATTTTCCAATTCCATCAGCAATGCTTGTCATTTTCCCTATATCAAGTTCTTTTAGTTTTCCAAGTTCCCTTACACAACTACGCAATCCGTTTGTATTAACTCCGCTTAATGCGGAATTAACTTCTGTGAGTTTGTTTGAAAGATTAGTCAGCGCACGTACTGCTTTTTCTGTACTACTGCTAATCTGTATATCAAGGGTATCAATGGTATTGTCAGCCATTTTATTTGTCCCTCCTTTTTTACAAAAAAAATAAAGGGCAGACAAGACTTATTCATCCTGCCTGCCCTTTTCATGGTTAAGCTCAAAGCTTGCCTGCATGAGTTGCAAGCTTGCCAAAAGTGCGTTTCTCTGTTTTTTCTTTTCTTCTTCAGAAAGTATGCCTTCCTGTTTACGCTTTTCTTCCTCTGCTGATTCTAGTAAAGGTTTTTTCAAATACTCTGCCTTGGATTTTTTTCCCATTAAAGCATTTGCAACAGCTGTGAATGTGGCTGATGTTTCATAAATGCCCGCTTGCCAAAGCTCGGCGTCTTTCCTCTTTTGGCGTATCTTTTCAGCTTCGAGATAAGGTTTTAATTCAGCTGGTGTAGAATCCATAAATTCTTCTTTAGATACGCCAATAGAGAGGTATAAAGGAAGAATCTCTTGGTAAACAGCTTCTCGAAAAGTTAATTTTTCTTTTTGTGATCCTGCGGAAGCTTCGTTGCATTCTTCTCCACTGCCTGTGCTTCTGCTACTGCATTCAGCAGACCGGATAAAAAACCATTTTTCTCCAATTCTTTGTCAAGAAGTTGGTATAAATCAAATCCGCTTTTCGGATTTTCCTCAGTTCCTTCATCTTCGTAATCATCCAAAAGGTCACATACTTTATCAAGAACAGCTTCTTTTTCAGAATCACTCTCATAGCTGAACTCATCCTTGTGCTTCTTTTGAAGTCCGGCAAGAAGCAGTTCCGGAAGAAGAGAAATCATCTTATGAAGGCTTTTCTCTTTTCCATCTGTAATTCCCTGTACTTTATCCAGAACATCTGTTTTTGTAAGAAGTCCGTATCCGAATACAACCTTATATTCTTTTCCATGTACATTAAAAGTTACCATTTTATAATCCTCCCATTATTTTTTATAATTCTGATGTAGTTACAACCTTTGTATCGAGTCCTTTGTAATCATTTATGATTAATGATATCGGGATGGTCGCAGCTTCATTTTGACCAATTTCTGGAAGCGGAATTGCTCGTCCTGGTTCAGCAACAATGAAAAATGCTTTTTCGAGATCTGGGAACGCAACTTCGAACCAGGTTGAAAGGCCTTTAGCTTTTGCGTCTTTAGAGTCTTTAAAAAGTTTTTCGATTGCAGTTATAACGTCAGCATTCATGTTAAAAGTAACTTCCCATGCGCCTCCAGTATCCTGCCTTCCTGCCGCATATTGTGTGAAGTAATCTTCCAATGCGGAAACATCAATCTGTTCAGTATCAAGACTTATTCCACCGATTGCGCTACATCTTTTTATTTGAGTAAATGCAGTTGGCTTTGTTCCACTCACTGTTTCTACAGCATAATGGAAAGTTACGCCAAGTGTTGTTAAATCTGTCATTTTAATAGGCCCCTTTCTTTAATTCATGTTTTATGCACGTAACCCTGTGCCGGGAGATAGCGGATCACCGCCTTTCTACTCTTCTTTTCCTGATTGCTTGATAAGTTGATTTACATAATTACTTAATCCGGCAACGATAACGCCTTGTGTAATTGCGGTAAACAGTGCCATTGCAGCTTCCTGTGAACCGGAAACTGTAGATGTTGCAAAAACATAAAGACCGCAAATTAATACACCAAGAATTCCTAAAATCATTGGAATAAATTTGTCAGAAATATTCTCTGACTTTTTAATCATTTCTCCGATAAAATAAAGAAATACAACGACAATAAGTAATTCTGGCTTTACATAACTTAAAATCTGATCCATAATCTCACCTCGCTTTCGTTTTAAGCATAAAAAAAGAACGTCTATGCGTTCATTGGTTTCAAAGTAATTTTCCTGTATATATTCGGCTGTATCGGCTCACAAGCTTTTTGATTCCACTATCACCAAAAAACATAGGTTCCGGTCCGTATGTGCGACGAAATCCCATGCTCACCATAGCTTGGTGGCTTATTTTGTCCAATTCATACAATCTGGTTAATGCTTTACTCCCAGAGGTGAAACAATTTACTTGAAATGATGGCATTGTTGCGCATTCATCCCCTTCAAGGTCACCTATTGTAATTGGATTACCAAGCATATAAAGCTGTGCATATGCCATTTTTCCAGAAGCATTTGTTTCACTTCCATCCATGGAATAATTGTCTGCGCCAGTAATCTTAGAAACAGACGCTCCCCACCTTGAAAAAACTTCCAGTACAGGGGATTCTATTGTGTCTGGCATATCTGTCACCTCACAATAAAAAATGCGCCCACCTTCATAGTGAACGCATTGCATTTTATGCTACAATTTAACACTGTAATGATAACATAATTGGTTGGTATCATTCAGTATACTTCGGTATCATCTTTAAGAAGAGAACACCTCTTTAGCAATTTTGCGGATATTCTGAATGATTTCTACACTTGCCTTATACATTGGCATTGTGGCTTCTGTACCGTGAGAGCGAACCCATTCACCAGAATCAGATACATATACCCAGGAATCGTTTTTTCCTTTTCCTTGTCCGTAAGAGCCGATTGTATAACCAAATTCTTCTCCTTTTGGATGTGGACTAGAACCAGCCGCACCATTGTAGTGAATACCTGCACCGAACTCAATGAATAAAATACTTTTTCCTTCGCATATTAAGTGAGCTTCTGCATAGTCCCCAAAACTGTTGATTTTGATATAAGTATTATGGTTCTTGTCGGAATCGCCTTGTGCTGCCAAAATATTTTGGTCAATGACCGGAATCCCTAATTCACATAATCTTTTTATGAAGATTTCATTTTTATTCCTTAAAGATTTTTGATAATTTTTTATTTCATCAATAGCTTTTTGGATTGATTTCTGTGATAAGGTACACTTTATTGTCTTACCCATCTTCGTTTCCTCTTTTAGAAATTCCGTATCTGGCAATATTGCCTTTTTGTGTGTCTAAAATCTTCTTTAGTGTGTAGTCTGGCAATACTGTGGGCTCTTCATCTTTGTTCAAAATAAGGCTTCCGTCCTCGCTTATTTGTGGAATTCTATCTATCCAAAATATGTCCGCTTCCTGTGGATGGAAATTTCGATTAAAGCTTGTAATGTATCTGTCATAATCTGGCACTATTCCGGCTGCAATTTCTTCTGGTGTTCCGGCTGTAGATGATACAGAAAAAGAGTATAGAACTGGTTTCTCATAAACTTTAATACGGTCTAATCCTTCTGTTTTTTCAGTTATTCGAGACCAATATACTTTTTGTTTTTGACGGACTAATCCTCTCATATTTCCTCTCTTTCTTAAATTTGGTTGCTTAACTAAAAAAGCATCCTTTAGTTAATTAGTTTCCACTTTCGGTTCTTCTTCCTTATTAACATCCATCAGCTCATTATACTGTTCCTCAGTAATTCTTCCCGTTGCGAAGAAAATATCAATCTTATTTTTCAAATCATCTGTCAGACCGTTTTTCTCTTTAAGTTTCAGTAATGTTCTATATAACATAATCATACCTCCAATTCTGTAAGTGCTACTGCGTATTCGCTGTTAACGTAGGCTTCTGCCGCCTGTAAATCAGTGTTCTGAGTACGTGCGTCCATGTCATAGATGTACTCCCTCGTATCACCTATCTGCTGTTTTACATAGTCCCAACCGTTTTGCATTGAAATTGGATAATTGAACACTGTATATCCGTCAAGCTGCTCTGAATTGATAGATATATTTGTGGTTGGATAATATGTTGCAAGTGATTTGAATGCGGCAATTTCTTCGGGTGTGAGGTCAATTTCTTCTGGTTTGGCAAGAGCAATGTATATCTTACAACTTTTTATAAACTTCAAAGCTGAATCCATATCATTAGCTTTGGTAGTGCATCTAAATGTAAGCATATTCGACACATCAGCATGAGTCGAAACAATATTATCTGCTACTCCGCTCCATACATCGTCTGCACTTGCCGGACGTAATTTGTCACATAAAATAATTCCAATTTTATCGTTGGTTGTATTTTTTATATATTTATTTATTAGTACTTGATGGGAATTATTATGTCCCGGTCCATATCCGCTATCCAATACCGCTACTGGCGAAACCATCCTAACCAACTTCCCACGTTCCACATCCGCATAGTCACTCACATACTGCTGACCATTGATTGTGACGTTACCGCCTGATTCTACTGGGATAGCGTTTAATGTGTATGGGAGGGTGACGGTCTTAAATTGTGTTCCATCTTCGTTTGATAATTTTACAGTCGGATTCACAACGCTCTTAATCTCCTGCGGATAATCAGGGTTTGGGCTTGGGATGCCACCGGTGTATGGTTCGTAGGCATGTGCTTCTGAACCTTTTTCGAGCATAATTTTAATCGTTCCATTTACAGTCGCAGAAGCTTTGATATTCAACCAAACCATAACAGTATCTTCTGGCTGAATATCAAATGTACCACTTCCGTGCCACACATTGTTTATAATAACTCTTATCGAAACATTATTATCTGTTGATGCTACACTTACTGTATATTTACCTTCTGCGAGATTTGTAAACGACACTACTTGAAATTCATTTGAATCAGTATTTAAATTGTTTATTCCATGAATCTGTATCTCTCCTATATTTATCGTTTTATATGTAAGACCATTATAAGTTCCATCAGATGTAATATGTTTGTCAATTAATTGATATCCACTATATTGTTTCTGTTCAGACTTCCCATACATCATCATATCCATAATTTTGCCATTGTCAGAATCGGCAAGATGAGTTTCGCCTTGTGAACTTGCGTAGAATTTGGTGATTTTGGTGGATATATCTTCCTTTATCGAACCAATAGCTTCTCCAGTTGCTTTTGCTTCTGCAAGCCCACCTTCTATAGTCAATGTAGTGTCTGGCTGTGATACACTCTGGATGTCCTTAATAGCTTGTTCTTTTGCGGAATTTACATTTTGAACAGCTTCCGCAGATGTGTTTTTAGTAAGCTCCAAAAGCTGATTTATAACATCTTTTTCTTCCTGTCCTATCTGTGGTTGATCAATCTCGATACCCTCTAGCACTGGTACTTCCGCTATTGTGGTATTCCATTCAACACTAATATTTGAATCGGAATCCGTTTTAACAGCGCAAACAATAAAACGTACCGTTCCCATATACCTTGCTGCATTTCTTCCAATCAACCAAGAAAAAGTTACATTTTCGCCATCTACAGCTACATCATCACAAATGTATTGGTCTTTGATAGAAACATTAAAATCCACACTGCTTACGTTTTCAAAGTTAATTCTGACTGAAAATTTGGATAAATCAAGATTATCTCCTACAATTTTTGGACATGAAAATTTAATACGTTCTGCATTCTTGTCAGATTGTACCCCACCAACTACGATTGTAGATGGCACGAAAATAACCCTTGTCTTAGCGTCAATTGTGCATATATCGGATTCTTCAGAAAGCAAATTAACATCTTCTTTTGCGCTCATAAGTAAATCAAGTGCTGTTGCCATGTTCTACCCCCTCTGTGATACTTTGGTTTTACCAGTAGTTATAATGTATTTTCCGTTATCTTTTACGCCAGTGACAGATACAGAAAAATAATCCCAAGTAAGGGCTTCCGTTGGAATTTCACATTGATTGTTTTTCAGTATTACTGGGTATTCTCTTTCCATTCTCCAAAATGAAGCAGCTGTTTTACATCCGTTCCACTCTGGTGAAAAGATAAACAATGCTTTAAGATATCCAGTCGTGCCCTTTACCAGTCCAGAGAAATCACACTTGGGATCTGGATAAATTCTTTGATTATTTACAATAAATCTTAATACTCTCATGCAATCATCCTTTCCATTCCAACAGGCGAAACGTATGTAAATTGGTTTCCTAAAATATCTCTTGTTGTTCTAATAACAAACTGTCCGTAGTCTGCTAGAATATTACAACACCATTCCTCTGCATCCACCCAATACCTTTTCTTAACCATACGGTGAAGCTCTGGTAATAGACCATAGCTGAACATCACGCAATGTCCTAATTCGTGGATAAATACACGGTTCAGAAGTTCTCCATGCATGTTGTTTGCAATCGAAATTGTCATTGTGGAGTAATCAGATACAGCAAGTGTCCTCTGCCCTGTACGGTCAATCAAAACATTATCATTGGGAGAAACAAAGCGCACTCTCCATAAGTCCCCATTCATATAGAATTGTTTCAGCATGGTTTCTCACCATCCTTTAAAACTCAAAACAGGTTTACATTTGTCCGACCACTCTTTGTCGGGATGCTTCTTAATAAATTCATCGCACTCATTCCAATCTTTTATATGCGTAAAGAAATATTTTCCACATTCCGTGCATTTTCTTTGGATTTCCAAAAATCTTATATCGTTGCCATTCAGTCCGTGTGTCCAGTGCCAGCAGATCACTTCGCTGTTCTTATGTTTGCAAAATATTTTTCTTAAAATAGAAATCATGTTTATACTCCTTTTCACCAAAAAAGCCCCTGCCGCATTAATTTGCGACAAGGACTTAATTCGTTTATTGCTCTAGTTCATCTGCTGTACGAAACGTGTCAGGTCAGCTTTCATTGACTGTCTGAGCGTTGCATCTGCATCAGACCACATCTCAGTAAGATTACGGATAATGTCAGATGTGTACTCCTTCATGGAATCATCCATTTTTCTTTTGGATTCCGTGTCTTTGGAATCATGATAATGCCTACGATTCTCATCGTATCTATCATAGGATTCGCCATATCTGGATTTCTTCCGATTCATGTCACCAATTTCCATATCACTACGGTCTGGATGATATCCCATGCGGTACATGTTGCGCTCAAATTCTGGATTGTTTAAATACTCATCCATCCAGTCATCATCCTGCATATACAGATACGGTCTATAGCCTTTTCTGGTTCCCCTACCTTTTGGAGCGAAACGCCCATTTGAATAGCGGTAACGGTCATATCCCATGCGTCCAAGATACTTTTCTTCCTGTTCGCATTCATCCATAGCTTCTACGATTCTGTAATCCTTATCAGCGCAAATTGCACATTTTACTGCTTCCATGCAGTCTTTCAAATCGTCCCAATCTTGAGCACTGAGATTATCAAAGCCATGTGTCTTGGCTTTTTCCATAGCCCATTTTCCCATTTCCATTGCAACTTTATGCATTACAGTGCCCCCTTTCTAACAGCCTGCGTAACAGGTGTATCTGCTGTTGGGGCTGTACCATTGATTGCCGTCAAATTGTTACTCGGACTACAAGCCGGATTTCCTAACATCTTGAATACTCCGCCAGTTGCACTTGTAGCTACTCTGGTTGCGTACTTCGTTCTGGTTCTTATTCCACAAGCCGTAATCTGTGCACAGCAACGATTTTCTAGCGGATACAAAGTTGTTCCTGTTCCTATCTGAATCATTACCGGAGCAGTAATTGTAGTGGCTTCTGGTATACTTTGTGCAACAACAATACAATATTTCTCTCCATTGTTGTAACTGCCTGCTGGGAGTGTGATTACAAGATTACCTCCTGTAAACGCAACAGCTTGGCTTATTACAAGACGGTTGCAGAGCTTACAAACATTTTTACAACTCATATTTCTACCTCTCAATCAAAATAAGAGGTGAGCCGTAACCCACCTCTTAGAATTAGTCAACCTCTAAGGGCGAGTTACTTAGCAACAACCGTTACCATATGTATTACATCCTGCGTATGCATATGGAGCTGGAACCTGGAATGCAGGAATCGGAGCCGGGTTGATTGCATTGATTAATCTCTGAGCCTGTGCATACATCTCTGTTGTAAGCAATGCAGACTGGCGATCCTGGGATGCAGCACGTTTCAGATCAGAGTTCTCTGCCTGTAATGTTGCAATCTTATCGTTAGTCAGGAAGTCAAGGATTGCTCTTGTGTTGCTGTTCTGGTTTTCCAGAAGATCTCTGGTGTTGTTGTTCATTGTGTTCTGGAGAGCACAAGTGTTAGTGGCAAGGTTATAATTGATGCCCTGGATTGCTTCTCTTGTTTCGCAGCAACAATTTGCTAACTGAGACTGTAATGCATTGGTATTCTGCATACCGGCTACAGTATCAGCATTGATTGCCTGCTGAACGCCGTTGAAGCCTTGAAGCATTCCGACATTCATACCATTAAAGCCACTCTGCATGGTATTGTTAAGAGAATATGTGCTGTCACAGATACCCTGCTGAATACCTCTGATACCATTCTGAATATCATTAAGGGCGAATTCCTCATTAATATCTGAACGGGTAGCCCATCCTTGGAAGCCGGAACCATTTGTACCATTGCCACCCCAGCCACCAAAGCCGCCGAAACCGCCCCAGCCGAAGATGAGCAATATAATAATCCACCATGCCCAGCCACCGCCAAAGCCATAGCCTTCATCGGCACGGTTATTAGAGCCGCTTAATACAGCGACATCGCTTGCTGATAATCCACCATTCATCATAGCGATTACCTCCTTATTGATTTTTGTAATTTATACAAAATCAAAAGACCGCGGCTCTTTTAATTATTGTAGCGAATTTATTTTATTCCAAACTGGTTCTTAACCTGCGACAGTATATCGTCTGGATTAATATTTCTTTCTTTACAAAGATTTCTTGCAAGTTTTTCAATTCCTGCATTATCACCTTTTTCCATCATGCTAATTGCATTGTCAATTACAGGATTATTTCCAGATTGCTGTTTCATCATATTGATTATGGCTTGTTGAGGATTTCCTCCACCACGTATCATCTGCATAAGTTGCATTGGATTCATCATCTCTGTTTACCTCCATTCTGCTTGGGTTCCGGTGTTCCCGACATTTGTGTCGGGAACATACTCTTTATTTCGGAAATCTCAGAACAAACATCGTTCCGAAGTTGATTAAACATAGCTTCTATGTCAATCGGTTTTTCTTCTACCTTTGGTTGCTGTTGTTCTTCCGGATTTATAAGTCGATAAACAAAAATTCTACTTCTTCCATCTGCCTGTAATTGTTTTCTATATATTTCTGTACCGTCAGTTTTTGGATAATAAACAGGGCTTCCAGACATATCTACATCTTTTGCCTTTACAGTATCAATGCCATCGACCATCTGCCCTTGTAACATGGGAATTTGTGGTACTTGTGGCATTGGTTGTTGAATTTGTGCCTGTCCGTATGGCATTGCCTGTTGATAACTATTCTGTAATTGCGCTAATCTATCTTGATACGGTTGTATTTGTTGAAATGGTTGTGCAAAATACGGATTACCATACTGCATATCTCAAACCTCCCTTGTTTTTATAACTATATTTTACAATAATAAGAGGTTGATTAACACGCCATGATAACGCCATAAATACGCCATTTTCTATTAATACAAAGAAAAGCCCCGACAATACATCGGGGCAACTTTCATAATTTTCTTCTTTAATTTTCTGTTTATGCGGTCTACGGTTCTTGTGCTGTACCCCATGATTTCTGAAGCTTCTGCAAGCGTTTTTTCTTCATAAACACGCAATCGGAATAACTCCTTTTCTCTGGAATCAAATCCAGCTTCACGCAAATAGAAGATTCTTTCATCTTCTGAAAAGTCTTTATAATCATCCATTCCACTGTCCTCCCTGTTAGTGGAATCAATATTTACACCGGGAAAATGCCTTTTAGGGCAAAGCCTAAAACAATACCAATTATGCCAGTTATGACATAAGCAATTATTTTGTCCTGTAACTTTCCTGGCTTTTCCATGAGTGATTTTAAATTGTCGTTCATTTCGTCAACTGTATCCTTAATGTGTCCCAGGTCATTGTTGTATAAAGCAATTTTCTGTTCCAGCGCATTGATACGTTCAAAAAAAACTCCATCCCTTTTGGAATGCTTTTCTTTCATCTCATGGACGGCACTTTCCAATTCTTTTAAGCGGTGTTCGTTGACGCACTCGTGTTCACATCCCATCGCTATTCCTTTCCATCACTCCCATTTTTAAGATATTGCTTCTACCCACCTAATTTGAAGCACCCCTGCGATACGTGGGAGGATTGACGTATCACGCACACACCATCTTAGAATCCGATAAATGGAAAAACTCCATGATTTACATAAATTTCAGTTTCGGAAGTCCAATTTCTGTTTACAGAAGATTCGGAATGTGATCCTTGGAATTCAGCTCCCTGCTTTACTAGAAAGAAAAGAGCCAAATCAAATATGCAATCATAACATTTTTCCATATCGGAATTTATTTTCTCATCACTGTAAGATGAAGGATAATTCCTTTTCTTCTTAAATGAACGAATAGCCCTCTTTACTGAAAGAGGAATCATCCTCGCAGTTTCTGTATCATCTTCAAGATAATTTGTCAAATCCTCTATAAGCCGTTCGTCCATTTAAGTCACCTATCCTTGCTGAGATAAAATCTCTGATATTATTCCAGCCTTATTCGTTGCTGTCAGGGCATAGCCGTTGTCACTTGCAAGTTGTCTTAACTGAGATACAGTCATATTAGACAACTCGCTTTCTGTATACTTGTGTGTTGATGTATCATTCACACTTGCTACAGATGGTGACTGGCTGTTTTCATCGAGACTATGCCCGGTTATTCCCCCGCTTTGGTACCGATTACGATACCGCCGTTGGCTTTCGGTGCGACCGGAACGAACATACCGGATGCTTTTGTCCATACTGCAACTGGGTCTGGTGTAGCCCACATGGAAAGGGTTACGAAAGAACGGTTCTCTTCCTGAATGAACTGTCTGTATTCAAGTTCCTCAGGTGTCACACCCCAGAGGCCAACACCGAAAGAACCGTTAGCATCTGCTTCATACAGAGTAAATACATCCTCTTTGAGGTATCTGGCTGTTTTCAGGGTTCCATCTGCTTTTCTGAAATTAAAGTTCTCATCACAACGATCAATTGTGATTCCATATTCCTGCATAAGCAGATTGGCAAGCTCCTGCTTTGTGAGAAGCCTTTTATTTGCAGCACCCAGAACAGCTGTCTGCATTGCAGTGTTGTTCCGCATGTAGTTAATCATTTTAAGAGAAGTAACAGCTTTGTTTACTACATAGCCATTGCCTTCTGCTACAGCTACCATTTTCTGGATATCGCCCATGATATCTGCATCTGGCTTAGACCAATCAGTAAGCGTTACTTTTGCACTTGCTGGAACGCCATAGTCAATTCCCATGTCAACATGGTTCTCTTTGATTGTTACAGCTCCAGTGGAAAGGAACTGTCCTTTCATAACATTTGCTCTTGTAACAACGCTCTCGAACAGTCTGGCTGCATCATCAAATACAAAGTTTTTCAGTGCTTCATTATCCGGCACACCGTTTTCAATTGCCTGCCGTAAGTTTTCAGACTGATTGATTTTTCTCTTAATGAAGAGTTTTTCAGTCAGGACTTTTTCAAATCCAGGTCTTGTTCCGATTTCTGCTTCGCTATCAAGAGCGTGGACAAATGCAACTTCCGGTAGATTCTGTCCAGCCATAAGTCTGTAATACTCTGCTTTCAGATACTGGGTTTTTGTATCTGGGAAAATGGTGTCAAGAATACCTGGTCTTTTAACGCTGAAATTCTGAGAAAAGTTAAGTCTTTCTTCTTGGGTAATTGATTTCAAAATATTAAATGGCATTTGTCATACCTCCTTAAAATACTGGGTCTTCTGTGACTACAAAAACGATTCCGGCTTTTTCAAGCTCTGTTTTTGCAGTAGTGTCAACTGTTACTGGAAGTCTCTTTTCAAGAACACGGCCTGCGACAATCACGGAAATTGGTCTCTTGGTATCATCTGTCATATCAACATCTTCAAATACAATGCCGATTGCGCCTGTCGCATTTGTTGGATATACGGAACCTGCTTTGATAATTTTCTTAGTTCCAACTGTTTCAGCATTTGTCTGATCTGCTGTGTAGGTTTTGAGTACAAGTCCGACCTCGGATTCAAGAATATTTGGAGTGGACTCATACTGCTCTGTTTTCATAAAAGCCATTATTTATATCTCCTTTACTTAAATATTTACAGGGGCGTTACCGTCCACTGATTTAGTTTCCTGGTTCTTTTTTGCTGAGTAAGCTTTTGCAAATTCAGCAGCATCACTTTTTACTGTAGCTTTCCCACCGCTACCACCACCCGGATTCGGAGTGTTTTCCAATGCTTCCTTCTCCCAAGCTGCTTTTGCGGTATCAAGTGCTGTTTTATTTGCTTCGGAAACTCCCTTAACAAAAGTTTCGACTTCTTTCATTGCATCTTCTGGTTTCTCATACGGTGCAGATGCGTATGCTTTAATAGCACTCGCGTATGTTTCGGTTGAAAGTCCTGCATTTGCGAACATAGAAGTAATTTCACTGGTAAGGGCTTTTTTGTTGGATTCTGCAAGCGCAGCTTTCAAATCAGCTAACTCCTTATCCACTGCTTCCTTTTCTTTCTTGCGTTCAGCTTCTAGCCGTTCTGCTTCGGTCATGTTCTGCTTTTTCAGCTCTTCCAACTCTTTTTCCAGTGAATCTGCTTTTTCAGCTTTTTCCTTCAGAGAAACATTTTTGTCTTTCTCTTTCTTAGTTTCAGCAGAAATAGAATCAAGAAGCTTAGAAACCTGTTCCTCGGAAGGTTCTGCAACTCCCATACCGATAAGTGCCTGTTTTGCCTGTTCTCTTGTCATTGAAATCTCCTTTCTTCCAGTCCAATACGCTTTTTCAACACGGTTCGCTCCGCACATGGTCTGTACCCGATTTACGCTCACGGGCTGTTGCAATTTATTTGATTTTGGGTATTAAAAAAGAAGCCTTAGATTTCTCTAAAACTCCTTAAATAATCGAAATTTGGTTCATTCTTCGTTAGATGGAGAATTTGCCATTGGTTCTGTTTTGGACGGATTTTGAAACTTTCCGTCAAGTAATTGCTGTGCTTTCTGCATTTCCGCTTCCGGGTCTGCCAGTTCCGGGTAAATAGTTCCCAGATACGGTAAACTCATTTCGTAGACTTTCTGCGGATCACTAAATAAACCGCAAGTAATCAGTGCAATAAGCGGATGAATTTTATTTTTAAACAGATAATCAAGTGCCTGTGCTTTTACAAGCATATTGTCTGTCGGGTTTCTGGTTATCTTTACATCGAAATCTCGCGTTGAGATATTAACATCATTTGATGTGCCGCGAATAATATTCAGAATGATTCTGGCAGATTCCTTTTCAGCTTCCTTCGTGAATGCTTCTACCAATTTTGCATCTCTCTCTGCGAAGTCCCATCCATTACGAAGGTATACGGCATTTCCTGTATCTCCTCCGCTATTGCTTTGGCGGTTTGGCATTGCTTCCACAATCAGCATATTATTGTAGATATCGTCCTTTGCAACCTGGCTCTCTGATTGATTCAGTTCAGCGGTCATCAGTTCAACATCTGACTGACAGCCATTTCCAGTATCTTTAACAGAGATAGCACCAAGTTTTACCATTTTCAAAAACTCGTTTTCATCTATCTCGCAGTTTTTAAACTTCATAAAGGCTTGCACAAACTGTTCCACGCCATTTAATCTATCAGACTGATATTTATTAATTGCATCAAATAAGGTGATTGCAATTTCAACATCTGAAAGTCTGTCGTGATTATTCGGACATTCAACGATAGGAATCCCGCCAAAACCATTGATGCCGTAGTTGGTTACTTTTCCATTCTTGATTTCAAAAAACTGGTTCTTTGAATAACATAAATAATATTGCTGTTCATCTTCATCTTTTAAAATCTGCACGGAAAGCATTGGTTTCCCATTTCTCTGTGAGTATACAATGTAACAATCACCTGGATATGGAATGAAGATTCTAAACGGTGGTAAATCTCCGTTTTTTGTCCAGTCCTCTTCTTTCAGAATAGCCTTATAAGATGTTCCTGTTGCACTTTGGTATATTGCTCTCTGGATGTTTCTTGCATCTGCATTGGCTTCATCCAGATAATCATTCAGTAGGTCAACTTGCTCATTTATTTTTTTATCTGCTTTTTTCTTTTTACATACATATTGAATTGGCTCCCCACAAATCTGTCCAGCTTTAAATTTTACAGTTTCAAATGCGTGATTTTCTACCACTCTGTTATTAACTTCTGGACGGACTATTTTATTTCGGTATAATATCGGCTGATCGCCTTTCATGTACCGATACAAGTAATCAATCAATGTTCGATTTCTATTATGTATGCCAATTGTATCTGATACTACTTTTACTACATTTTGTGGAGTGATTCGGTCAACGCCTGTGTAGGCTACTTTTCTACCGAACTCACCTCGGCATAAATCTACAAAATTCATTGTATTTCTCACTAGCAGAACCACCTTTCTGCAAAATAAAAAGCACTGGATATTTTAATCCAATGCTCTACTTTATATTCTACACATATTGACGGTATCATTCAGTATATTTTGGTATCATCTTTCAAAACCTTTTATCTTTTTTATTTCTGCTATGGCTTTTAAATGCTTTTTTTTAATGTGAATCTCTGAATAACCCATCTCATCTGCAATGCGAACCAAAGATTTGTACTCAACATAGTGCTTAAATAATATGTCATATAGTAATGGATCTTCAACCTGTTCTATAGTTCGGACTATTTCTTGTCTTTTTTGTAAAAATTCAGATATCATTTCTGAAATCTCTTCTCGCAGATCAAATATCTTCGCAACCATATCTCCCATCGGATCACGTTTTACAGAAGTTTGCACCTTTTCTCCAACAGGAATTGCAGATACACTTGTGGAAAGAGAACTGAGCTGTTCTTCTTCGATAAGCTTGTTTTTGATTCTGTTATCATAATTTTCAATCTGTCGTAAATATTGAGTTGCAGTCATCATATTCTATCTCCTTCCCCACATAAAATTTTTGGTTGCTTTTACTTCTGCAAATCTTTTGCCGGCAAGCGTTATTGCAAGCTGTGTAACTCCATCGGCGGCGTCATCATGTTCATTATCGCCAATATAGACGAATGTAGTTAATTCATCCATAGCCTTTTGATACTGTTTATCTTGATATTTCGGAGCCAAAAATATAAAATTTTGCTTAACATCCCCGGAATATTGATTTATTTTTTCTTTTTTTGCTTGTTTTGAAGGTGCTTTTGTACTTGTCGTGCTGCAAGCGTATTTATGTTCTTTCAAGCGTTCATTTACATAATAGGCATACATATCTCCACCATTATTTGCTTCAAAATTGATGGATTGAATATTATTTCCCATGATTCTTCCAACAACTAATGGCAATGTTCCTTCTTTTGGTGCTGTGCTAAAAATCCAATCATAAATATATACATCTCCATTTTCGTATTCTGCACCCACTGGCATTGATAAGCTATCGCCACCACCCCACGCAACATCGCAAGCAGAAACATTTTTAACAAATCCACCTTCTGGGAGAACGCCGTTATAATATCTTAATTCGTCAGATGCAAACACAATTCCTTCACGTAAGAAGGGCTTTTGCTGATATTTGGCTTCCCATTCGTTAGCGTCTAACCTGGCTTTCATATCGACATAATATTTTGTTGAAAATCCAACGCCATACTCATAATCGAAATTGGATTCACCATCATCGTTCAAAGCTGGAATTTTTCTAAACCGATACATTGGATTATCCCGATTTAGCTTCTCAATCTTTCCAAGAGGATCATATAAATTCCATCTGGTTCCAACCATAAGTTCTCTTGCACCATCAATCTTACGGTCAACCATCTTGTTTAGATATTCTTGATATGTATTTTCTAATCGGGTAGGACTTAATGAATGTTGTCTATCTCTTACAAGGTCATCCACGTACAAATACCCATCGGAAGAAATATCAACAGCACCTGTCCAAGTACCTTCAATACCACGGCAAGTCATTGTTGCAAATCTGTCTGGCTTGTCCAGGTTTATTTCAAAATCATCAGCACTCTGTTTTTGAAGTTTCGATTGTGGAAAAATTTCACTGTAGTTGTATTCCTGTGTATTAATGAGGTTAAGAAGTTCTCCGTAAAATCCTTTTGCCAGTTTTCCAGAATGACCGCCCATAGCACTATGACTATTCGGTCTTTTCCCCATTATCCATGACATAAAGAAAATACACATAGTAGATTTTCCAACACGGCTTGGGAGCGATAAACCGTAAAACTCTATTTTTCTTTCTTCCAAATCCTGTAAGTCTTGGGCTACCACATGTAGTGTTTTTCTTCGTGGAATATAAAATTTCTTGCTGTCTGGTCTGTTTTTTTCCATATAAAGCAAGTAACTTTCAAATAAATGTGGTGCTTCCAGTAACAAATACTGCCAGTAGATATCGTCAAAGTCACCACTACCAGTTAATGCAGCACACTTCTCTGCTATGTTATGTGAGTATTGACTTACTTTCATAGCCATTTTTCGTGCTTCTTGGTTCTTGTCGAAAGGAAGGTCAATATTCATATTTAAGAGCAAATCAAGGCAATCTTTTTGGTTCTGATAGATTGTCATATCACTACTGATAATCTGATTCAGCACTGCCCGATACCATTCAAGCGAACCTTCTGTAATTTTTCCCATAAAAATAGAGCCAGACCTCCTTTCTTTTTAGGATTTAGTCTGGCTCTCATGTGGCTCTCTTGACTGGTTTATTTATTATTTAGCATTCTCATCAGCTGTCATATCTCTTGTATCTACGATGGTAGAAGTATTACTTCCTTGAATTTTTGGTACTTCACCATTCCATTTATCAATCTTCTGTTTTTCAATCAGCTCTGGGGTAAGAGATTCTGCGATTTTTCTATTTGCTTCTGCTTCAGCTTCTGCTTTAATCTTAATAGCTTCAGCTTTACCTTCTGCATCAATTTTGGCCTGTTCCGCTTGGATAGATGCTTTCTCCTTTTCCTGTTCAGCAGCAATCAGTGCAACTTCTTTATCTTTATCAGCTTGTACTTTGGCTGTTTTAGCTTCAATGTTAGCAAGTTCTAATTCTTGCTGTGCATTTACCTTCTTTTGGATTGCAGCCTGTGTTTCATCATCAGTGGAAATGGAAGTAAAGTTTACTGTATCAATAATAATTCCGTATGGCTCAAATTTCTGCTTTAGATATTCGTCAAGTGCTTCATTGAGTTCCTGGCGTTTATCACCGAAAACATCTGTTACTGGATACTTCGCAGTTACTTCCTGCGTCCATGCTTTCATCTTAGGCTTAATAAAAGTATTTTTCACAGATTCCCCGGATTGACCTTTGAACTGAGTAAATACATCAGTTACTCTGCTCTGATCGAATTTATAAGAAAATTCAAGGTCAACTTGAAGCGATTTACCATCTGCTGTTGGTGTCTTGAAGCTTTCATCTTTTGGAGAATCGCCCTTATCCTCAGATGTAAGATAAGACTGCTCGATTCCAACGGAATACAGTGAAGTTTTTACTGTAGGTGAAATCAAATGCCATCCTTGTGTAAGTACATTCTTAGAGATTCCTCCGTTCATTTTGTACTCTACCGCAATGTAACCAGCCGGAACTCTCACACTGCACTTTGCAACACATATAAGTCCTGCAATGATTACAACAGCTAATCCAATTCCACCTAAAAGTCCTTTTTTCATTTATTATCCTCCTCTTTTTGACTTTCGTCTTTATTTAACTCATCAATAGCATTTCTGCCAATGTGGTTCAATAATTTACCTAGTGGCTGAAATAATTTGTAAAGCAGGAACCATACTACTGCCGCTCCGCATACCACTAGAAATATAAATACTGGATTCATTTAATCACCTAACTTTCTGCAAATTTCAATAAAATCTGGCTTACTAAGTTCTTTCAGCTTGTCAGCATATTTTAGAAATTCATGTGTATATATCGGATGACCTAAAAGTTTTTCTGCGTATTCGTATGCAAGTCTTCGGTCATCCCCTGTAAGCATACAAATTCCTGTGTAGGTTTCAATTACTACGGCTTCTTGTTTTGTCATACATATCCTTTCTTGATAAAATCATCTTTTTAATTCCGTAAAAATATTTTCAATTACTTTCCACTCTGCGAATACTGCCATTGTTAATAATGGTATTGCTGAAAGTCCCCAATTATTTTCAATCATCATTTGTATTGTAGCTATTAAATAATCTGCTACCCATTTGGATATTATGAAATTCGCAATTATCCAACATATTTTTCTGATTTTGTTCATTTGCTCACCATCTTTCTTTTTGATTTCAAGTATTTTCTGTATTTGCGACTGTATTTACGAAGAATTAAATCAAGCATAATGCTATTTGTCTGTTCTACGTTTTCTGACATAGTTGTGAGATATGGATAATCTTCTCTATCATCTACTAATGTCTTGAAGATCAAGTCTAAAGCAAACTGAGCACTGACAGGTGGGTCGCACAGTTCAAAGTCTTTATCCTTGTACCACTCATCAATCTTATTTTGGAATCCATCAAAGGATATTTCTTCGTTCCATATCATACATTCACCTCAAACTCTTTCTTGCAATTACTACCCTTACATTTCAGTTTCAAGTGCTGAATCTTCGTGTTTGGGCTAATCAGAAGCGCTTTCTTCTGGCAAAAAGGACAACAGGCGTATTTCGTTCCATTGATATTCCTCAATAATGCCTGTCCATTCCACGGTTCGGGTGGGTTCATGTATTCAGAAAAATCTATTCCTTCGGATTCTAATGCTGACTTAATGCTCATTTATTTACCTTTCTATTTCTTTTATGCTTTATTGGTCTTCCCTCTTTGGCTGCCCTTTTTATCATTCGCCGCGCAACAGATTTAAAAACATTATCAAATTTACGTTTCCCTTTTCTTCCAGCAATTTGTCTAAATTTTGGCTTTTTATTCATTTTTAAGCAGTTATTTGGTATTTTCTTAAAACCAATTTTCATGGCTTCTTCAATGCTTATTTTTTCTTGATCCATTAATTTTCCTCCGTTTCGGAATGCCATGCATTTTACGGAAATTGTTCTGGTTTATTCGATTTGGGGCAACTAGTGTCCAAAACAGTTCATCACTGAATTTACATTCAAATTTAATACTTAATGGTTTTCCTGTACTACAAAGTGTACCGTCCTCATTTCTGTGAAGAATACCATCTTCGATAACAGTATCATCCGAAATTAAAATCTCTGGTATTTCTTCAATCACTCCACCATTACATGTAAAGAAATGCTTTAATTCTTCCTTTTCACCCATATCAGCACATTCCTTTGTTTTTCCTTAAATTAGCGTATCGGTCAACCAATGTGTCAACAGTAACAGTTAACTCGTTGATTCTAATACAGTCATCCTGGTGGCGTTGTTCATACCATTCTATAGATGGATGACCAGTATCTACATTTTCAATTCCATCAATCGGAAGCTTCCAGTTATCATTTTCAAGAAGCTTTTGGTTAAGTGTCTCCGATAAAGCTTTATAGTCCAGGATTATATGCTGTTTTTTCTCGCATTCATCAGCCAAACGAACAACTTCATTTTTCAACTGTTCCTCTGTCCAGTTTGCCATATCCTCAAATTTCATATTTACCACCTCTGTCTTCGAAAATTGTTTCTTCCAAGCATAAATTTTTCAGCTGAAAAATTATCCTCTACATTAATATTTGCTTCACGGTCTTGCAACTCATATCCGTTTGGGGTTAATTCAAGTTTTGCAGTATATTCAGCGCCGCAATTGGTGCATTGCCATGTCACATTTAAAAAGAGTCCTTTTTCTATAAAAGTGTTTGTGAAATCGGCATTTTCACATTTCAATATTCCACCGCAAACAGGGCAATTGCGTTTATCAAGTAAATTTAGCATTCAAATTCCCTCCTCTCCCTGTGCTTCATCTGACAGGCAATCATTTTAGCTATGTTTTCACGTTCCTGTTTTATTCCATGTCCCTGCCGGAACAATTCACATTCCAGAATCTGTCCACATTTGGAACATTCGTCTTTTATTTCTTTACCACATACTTCAATCATTTTCATCACCACAGTAAATCAATAAGTAATTTGCAATTTTTCTAAGATCATTTTTCCCATACAGACGAATTCCATCTTGCAATCCTCTGTCAATCAGACAATCAGCTAACTTTATTGGTTGTGTAGGTGGCTCATCTTGGGATTTTTCTATCTTAAAATCATCGATTAAACCACCTCTATTTATAAGGTCAGAAAGTTCGCTCATCGGTACTATGTCTCCTTGTTTTCCATCTTGTTTTCCCGCCCAAAACTCGCAACAACACCCTGGCTCAGTAAAGTCTGCACAATATTCACTATCGCCATTGAAGCAAACTCATGTGAAGTCATCATGTCTTCTGCAATTCTTACAACTTTTTTCGTTCATAAATTACCTCGATTTAGAAAAATCCAGTGTGCCGACTTGAACGGCATAAATCTCCCAACGAGAAACACTGGAACTTTAGGGGGAAAATGCAACTTCTGGCAAATTGCCATTGCCAGATAGAAACAACAGGAATCGAACCTGTGTCACATGATATTGAGTATCATTGCTCTACCACTGAGCTATGTTTCTTTTTTCATCATAAAACGCTAAACTAGATGATTTTTTTAGAATCCCCGACTATCACTCCTCACGGGCATTGGTCTTATCTCTCTAAAAAGTTTTTGCACAAGATCGCTAGTGAGTTGCGTCTATATGCCTGCACGAATGCACACAAACGCATCCGCATTTATGTGCAAGAACTAACAATAGCTATGCTAAAGTAAGATATCCTATCTACACCTGGTAGATGGAATTGCAGGAGACGGATTCGAACCGCCGTTCTCAAGGATATGAGCCTTGCGAGATTCCACTTCTCTATCCTGCCGGAACCCGGAAAAACCGGGTTAGCAATAGGTTTATCGTGTTATGCTTTCCACTATCTACAAGTTTTAGTGCTGTAGATTCACTGGATATTTTTATGCGTCTTAGAACGGCATCTCTTGAAAACTCCTTTTATTAACGTGCGCTGCGTTAATATTTTTAACTCCGAGATATACCAGCCGGGAAATCAGATCCATTTAGGCTACGCCGTATCGCACCTAAATCTACCCAATCCACACGCTCAACTGGAAGTTTTTTCCACCCATATTACGGATGAATGGCATTTAGAAGAAATGGAAGCTCTAGGATTCGAACCCAGGACTTACGGCTTATGAGGCCGTTGCTCTTACCGCTGAACTAAGCTTCCTGAGATACCAGAAATAAGCCCGCCATAGATTTATTTCTGGCACTGTTGCAGTTCTTGACCGCCAGCCGCAACAAAGGTTTTCTGAAACGCTTTTGGATTTCAGAAAGTCTTCCGGGACATTTGAAGCCCCTTTAATCAGCCCCGTTGGGCTAGAAGACCGAAGCGAAAGTTGTATGAAAAAAGAAAATTTTGCAATATTTATCATATTGCAAACGGGGCTAGTCGGATTCGAACCGACAAATATAGGAACCAAAATCCTATGCCTTAACCATTTGGCGATAGCCCATCAACCCCGGCGCACCATTAAGACCGGGGAAGTCGTGATATTAAGCTAAACAAGTATATAAATTTTCCGCTCTTACCGATTACTCTTTTCCAGGATGGAAATTTTCTTTTCCAAATATTTAATAATTCCTAGTATATTCATCAATAAGAGCTTCCGCTACTCTGGATGCCTCGACTTATCACTTTCATAGGCTTTCCCGAGCCTACATGGATTAAGCCGAAACGGTGCTTTTATGAATTTAACCCTTTCGATTAACTCAATCGGGATAATTCCAATTGGAATTGGTAAATACATGGGGATTACCTCTTATTCTGCAAAAATCCAATCCTCTGCTAACATATCTGCTTGAGATGCAAGCCATCCCATCTGTACGCCAGATGTTCCGACAAAAGCAATGGCTTTGTTTCCGATTGCATCATGTTCACAATTTACAATTTCATTATCAGCAGTCTTATATGAAATTCCAGTGGCAATCTGAATGTACTGTTTCTTTCCATTCCAGCCTTTACGAGACACTTTAAGTCCTCTTTTCAGATAACGGATAGCGTCACCAAATCCAAATGTTGACTGACCACCAAGAACACCACAGTTATTCTCATCAGCAATCATCCAGTCATCTCGCTGTGTGTGCATGAAAGTATATTCTACTCTCTGTGTTTCACGGATATCGAGAACTGCTCCCTGGCCTTGATCGGAATCTTTTGGTCTGCAATGAATCATAATCGTCTGTTTTTCATCGTCCCAACACCAGTAACCATTCCATCCTGGAAGTTTCACTTTTGCTCCCTGTTTCATAAGTTTTAATGCTTCTGAAAATTTCATTTCTATATCCTCCTTTACCTCGTGCAAATTAAGAAAATATTCAGTGCGAAACATATTTCTAAACAAATGCAGAATAAAATCTGTATTACGCTTGTCTTTCCTTCTTCGTCCAGTATAGCCAAAGTGCCGGCAAGAACCAGAACGAAAAATGCAAGATTTACAGCTGCTCCAATTACATTAAGTGCATTCATTTTCTTTTTCCTCCCCAATTAAAAAGTCCAGAATTTTTTCTGCAATCTCTTCTTCTGGCTCAAACGGCATCCCACAGTAATTGTAGGATTCTAAAGCCGATTTTAGGCTTGATTTGAAACCATTGTAAATTTCTCCGTGTTGTAGTAGTTCGTGCCTTAAAACTAAAATTGCATCAGTAATTGATTGAGAAGTGACACTAATTTGTGCCAAGCACTCCATCTCGATGTCTGGAACAGCCATCATTTCAAACTCCAATACTGGAATTTCATCTACTGCGGTATGGAAATTTACTGATCTTACTCTTGGAACTTCATTTCCATCAATGAAGTATTTTGTTCCAAACCGGTCATATGAGCTTGGATTTATGATTTTTACAGTAGGCATTTTAATATCACTCCCTTGTTACTCCCAGCATGTTAAACTGCCTTTTTTATTTTTTGAGAAAAATTTAATCACGTCTTTTCCTCCCGAAATATTCATCAACTGCCTGTCTCACAATATCCGATACGCTCCTGTCTGTTCGGTTTTTCTCTTCCAGGAGCCTTTTTTTCTGTTTTTCGGAAAATCGGATACGGATTGATTCGGATTGTGGGTTTGGTTTCATGATCGCTTTTCCTTTCTTGGACGTCCTTCTGTCATTTTTGGAGTTTTTAGTGCTTCCTCAATAGACATTCCTTTGCACAAGTGTCTGTAATTAAAAGTCTCAACAGAAACTCCATATTGTTTGCAAACGTCAGATTTAGGAACCATTTTTCCATCATACAAAATTAATGCTGTTTTCTTTACATTTTCACGTTTTTTCCATTCGGATGTCGGTCTTTTATTCTTTTGTTGTTCCGCATTGGTTATCCACCTACAGTTATCTGGTTCATAATTTCCATTTACGTCTATTCGGTCAATAGTACATTGTCCAAATGGAGCGTTTTCATCATATCCATGTTCATAAGCCCAATCTCGAAAATTTGAATAATCGTGCCATTCTTCGCAAACTTTAATACCTCTTCCACCATAATTTCTATATTCTTCTGCATGATGAGATTCGCAACGACGTTTCATATCTTGCCAGACATGATATAGTCTTTCTTTGCTTCCACCGTGAATTTTGCAGAATTCATCATGGAAACATCCACAGCTTTTCGCTTTTTTAGAGATCAGTTCGACTGGCCTTATGTTTTTTATGTTTCCACAATCACAGCGGCACTTAAATCTTTTAATTTCTCCTGGTTCGTTCATGCCAATTACTGTAAGAAGCCCAAAACGTTTCCCGATATAGGATTCATCATACTTGATACATGAATAATGTTTCGTGCAACTTTGTTTCGTCCACTTTCCAGTTTCTACGTTATGAAAAGATATTTCCTTTTCTGCTCCGCATATAGTGCATGAAAGTTTTAATTTATCTGGCGATCCGTTTACTATTCCGATGACCTTATAATCACCATAAATTTTCCCTATTTCAGATTCTAAAAGGTCTTTTTTACTTTTTTGAATTTTTTCAAAAACCTTATTTTTTTCAGTAATTTTGCATTTTTTACAAGTTTTTATTAGTTCAGACCATTTATTTCTGCCACAAATCATGTCTCGATAAATTGTTTCACCACATTTAGTGCATTTTAATGTGACTTTCCTTATCCTTGTTCCCGGATGAAATGTTATATCAACAATTTCGTAATCGCCATTTATAGTTCCTACTTTGCTTTGAAAGTTGGCAATCATATTATTTGCAGTCTTTTCATCAATACCGTATGAAACTAGTTCTTCAACACTGTTCATCTTCGGATTCCTTTCTAGATCAAATAATTCATTATCAAGTCTCTAATAATTTGTGAAATACTTTTGCCAGAACGAAGAGATTCCTTTTCAAGAAGCATTCTCATATCATCATTTACTCGAACTCTTATTGAATCTCCCTTCGGGTCTGTAGTTGGCCTTCCTTTTGTCATATCATCATTCCTTATATATGTAGGACAAAACACAATAAGTTCTTTATTCGGGTTACTCATTCAGCCTGTAGAAGGTTTTATATATACCCCCTCCCGGTCATCCAGTACGGACGCTGGCAAGTCAGCCCGCCGCCCCATGGGAACCGCTGCCCTTGCCTGGTCGCTGTCTATCGGATGCCTTCGGCAGTGGTCAAGGAAATGTCAATGTCTTTAATATTTTATCTATACGACAAACACAGATTTGTCTTATAGATCTATTTATTTTTCTATACATTATGCACAATTATAATCGTTATTACTGTACATGTTGCACAACTTCATGTGCTTACTTCCTTTTGTCCGTCCATCATGTACATTTTTACTGCTTCTGTGTTCTTATGAGCTTTACAATTCCGGTTTTTCCATCTCTGGAAGTTGTAAAGCGGCTTTGTGCTTCTCTGCGATCTGCTGCGCGGTCTGCTGTGGTACTCCGTATTGCTGCGCGGCTTGTACTGGTGCAGTTTCTGCCATGCCATAGGCGGCTTTTGCAACAAATATCAAATTCGCATTTGTTCCGGTCTGATTATGCAATCTATTGATTGCGCAGTTTTTACAAATATCGAACCATTTTTTAGCCGTGTCACCATGTGACGAGTTTGTTCTATACACTCCATTCATCCAGTCAGTAAACGTTGTACGATTAATCCCAACTAAAAAGCTAAATACTTCTAATGTTGGTAATACATGATATTTACTGCATAATCTCACATAAGTATTAAACATTTTATCTAATAGCTCTATATCATCATTACTTGGCTTTTGTATATGATCTGCAATATAAAAAATCATATCCACAAAGTTATCTGATACCTCTTTCTTATAGTTTTCGTTATCTGGTGATATACATAATACAGTATTTATATATTCATCAGCATATATATTAATATTATCTAAATAGATATCTACATCTTGTATATTTACCGTATTATCTTTCATATTATCACCTCACTTTAACACGTTAATTTTCAAATAAAAAAAGAGAATGTCACCGGGTAAAGCTTATTCCCGGAAAACTTCCGGGTGTTCGGGTACATTCTCTAAAACTTAAATAAAATATTCTGTTTTCTTTGTTGCTGATACCTTAACACAGTTTTTAATATCTTGTCAAATTTAATTTTGCATAAAATAAAACACATTATTTTGTCAATAATTAATAAATAATAATTAGGGTATTATATTATAATCTTTATTTATATTTATATCTTATATATTATTATACGGTACTGTATAGCATATCTTTTAATAAACTCCAGCTTTAGGAATCTAGGAAGGGCAGAGAATAATTATATAATTATATATAATATAAGGGCGGCTACATTTTCGCAGATTTGCATAATAAAAGCCAGTATCCAATTTGCTGGAAAGTACAATATTTCTTTGTACGATGAATTTTCACAAGAACTTGAAAACAAATTAATTGATGAATTTTATTCCATTAATCAAAAGCAATTCTGTGACGATCTCGAAAATTTTACAGATTATTTTTTAAGTGAACACACAATTTTATTGAAAACATATATTTATGATATTCTTGATAGTTTTACGGCTGAAAAGTTAAAAAACCTTATTTTCAAATAGTTTCCGCCGCTTCCCGGTATTCAGCCCGGCGGCACGTTCACGGCGTGCAAGCGGTTTTTGGCATTCTGCCAGATGCACCTTGCAAAGTTAATACCATAAGTCAAACAATTAACGCGCTATTTTATCCGTAAATCGTTTTTTATGCTGTTAATGGGGATTTATGCAGCATTTGCATTTTGAGCCGCTTAAGAGCCTTTAAATCGCTTTTTAGTGCGCCACATGGTTTATTGACTGTCTGCGGCTATGGGTGTATAATAGACTTGTATAGCTATGTTCGGCTATGCTTTATTTGCGTACCGTGTAAATGTGCGTATTATGTCCGCTTATGTGCGTAGCTTGTCCAGTCTTCCAGGTGATCTGTCGCAGTTGACCGGGCTATATAACAATTAGGGCTATACGAATATATTGCGATATGCTTGTGTAACGCCGTATTTGTCTTTTTAAGGCGTTTTATAATCGTAGTCAATAAAATATAGGATAAATACGTTACAAGCCATTTAAGAATTATTTCGCAAGAGTATTATTGTATTTTTAATCACTGCATTATATGCTGTTTGATGCTACGATCTATTATCTGTGGGCTTTTGGTTCTGATCTGCCAGGGCTACGGCTGACGGTCAGCTTTGTTGGTATTCAATTGTTCCCGGCAGATTCCCGGCTTCATCGGTTCGGCGTGGTATCGGTTCCCGGTGCTGTCCCTTGTTGGTTTGTAGCAACGGAAAAACCGCAGCTGTTAAAGGCTTCAATAGTTGCAACTAACTTGTGGATGATTCCTAAATTT